AATTAGCTGAATGGTTGGAAGACTATAAGGAGAAAAGTAAACTAGTTAGATACTTTTATAACTACTACCCAGCTGATAGACATTATACATGTCCAAAATGTGGGGAATATGTAATGGAGGGTCTAATGTGTTTGTCATGCAATGCCATTATCCCTAAAGGCGATATAAAGATTTTAGACTCTGATATATCAGAATTTGTATAAACATTTTAATGAATTAATATGACAAGAGAAAAAGCAAAGGAGCTGCTGCCTATAATGCAGGCATTTGTAGATGGTAAAACAATACAGTTTTTAAGCGATAAAGGGAAATGGATAGATATTGACGGATTTGATATTATATTTACTTCCGCAACCAGTCGTTACCGCATCAAGCCAGAACCAACATACAGACCATTCAAAGATGCGGAGGAATGTTGGCAAGAAATGATGAAGCATCAGCCATTTGGATGGGTTAAACACATAGGCTCGCAAATCTATGAGAATTGTAGTCGTGTAGATAGTAATTGCATTGAGGCAGCATCATTTAGTGATATGTATAAATACTACACATTTGCCGACGGCACACCATTCGGCATAAAGGAGGAATGATATGAAACGGAAGGTAGGAGAAATATTCAAGTGTAATGGCATCACGCTTTCTGTGGCGAAAGAGTGCAGTGCATTTGCCGCATGTACCGGGTGTTTTTTTAAGAATACCAGATGCTGGGATTACGCAGATACAATAGGTGAATGCCAATCAGCTTCACGTTCTGATGGTGGCGTAATTTTCGTAAAAGTAGAAGAAAAGGACATGAAAGAAAGAAACATCAAGTTGTCGCTTGAAAAGGCGAAAGAGTTTTATCGGAAAGGCGGCGAGCTCAGAGATTTGGCTTTATCCGCGTTTACTGAGCGTGAACTGGACAAAAGGCTCCCTAAGTCATGGGCAGAATTTTTGGAAACAGAAGAGGGTCGTAACAGACTTAAAACACCAACAACCATTGACACGCATAAGCCGGTCGAGTTTATTGCTCTTTCCAAATTATACTATCTGAGAGACTTGTATCGTCAGGGATGGGAGCCTAATTGGAAAGACAAAAGCATCAAATATTGCATTAAAAGCGAAGTTGGTCATGTTTATCCATATACGAGCCAGCAGACCAACCATGTCCTTTCTTTCCAGGACGAAGAAACGGCCGTAGAGTTCATGGAAAATTTCGGGACGCTGATACAACAGGCCGGAGACTTAATTTGAACGTATATGGGCAAGACATTTGTTTCAGACAAGGCAAATGACCGTGGTGCTGAAGAGTATAAGGTAACAGACGTCGTATCCCAGACGGTGGCGGAAATCGTGTCCGTACTGACCGATGACGAGCAGGTATTGCTGAAGGACGTCATCAGGTACGGATATGACTGCGATACCATAGAAAGGTTCCTCGACAGTTCCGGCAAGACCGAGCTCGACGACTGCTCGGCGTTCACGACTGCCGGATGGTTCGTCGGCTGCCATTTCCGCAGGACCAGGGTATGCAACATGTACCGGTCCATCTACAAGAAGCTGTGCAACAAGGAAGGGATCGGTGCCTACGTGTCCCATATCCGTAACTGGCATTCTGATGGCAGGAAGACGGGTGCCATCTGCATCCGTGCGGGCTATTCCGATGCCTTCGAACGGTGGGCCGCTACCATGAAATGAAAGAAAAAATCCGGTCTGGAGGTGGACATCTGCCTTCAGGCCGGATTATTATTGCGGAAGGTTTTCTTGGAAATGTAGGGGAAACCTCTTATTTTTGTACAATCCAAAAAAGACAGTGAAATGAATACAGCGATTATCGAAGCAATCACGTCCGTCGAACATGACGGTACGGTAAGGGTCAGCCTGGGCGGAATGCGTGCCGACCTGACCAACAACATCGGTATCAGACCGAAGGAGATAACAGAATGGGCCGGAACTGACAGCAACGGGTTTTCCGTCTTGTTTTCCATCCGTCCGGGAGCGGCCATATCGTTCACCGGCATAGAGCCGCGTACCAGGAACCTCTCAGGCGTATCATTTGTAAACCCCTGAAGCGTATGGGAAGGAGAAGATACCCCCTGTTCGTCATTGACAGGGAACGGCACCACAGGGCCGGCGAGACTGACTATATCGTGTGTACCGACCTTGACAACGGGTTTGTGGCCTCTACGGAATACGTGCCCGCCCAGGAAGAGGAATGTGGGGACGACTACCGCATCGGGCTGGACAACAACGGCCTGTCACTGAAGATACAGATACTGAAGCTGACAGGCCGGCATCCCGAGACTGCGGCTGTCCGTACGCTGCTGAAGGCGGCCATGAAGGAATATGCCGCCAGATGCCAGCCGTCGGATTCTGACGGGATTACCGTAGCCGACTGCGTGCGGGCCGTGGACACGATGATAAGAAGCAACTGGCAGTGCATGAAGATGGAGAGCGGCAACAGGGAGGCCCAGGAGATGGGGCTCTATGCGATAGCCGTGTTCTCAAAGATAAAGGACATACTGGAAAGAAGCAGATAATTGACATAACGGAAGAATATTGGGATTATGAACAAGAAGGAACTTATCGGAAAACTGGAGAATATGCTGGGTCCATGCGACTCGGTATGGGTGTACAACGAAGGAAACGGCATGGTCCGCCTGCCTTTCGAGCAGCTTGAAAACCTGGCTGCGCTCATTATGGACGGCAGGTATCTGGAACCTGTCGTGCTGGAGAAGGGAAAGGAGGACCCCGGGTTCATGAGGGTGATGCCGGCAGAGGAATACGAGGCCACCGAATGTTTCGTGTGGCTGGAATACGTGCCGGACTTCAACCAGGAGTCGTTCGGCCTTCAGATACAGATGTGGTAAGCATCTGTCTATATGTCACAAAGCCCGTCCCCGTCATGGAGGCGGGCATTATCTTTAACAAACTATCAACCATCAAAACATCAAGACATTATGAGCGAATTGGACAACAACAATCTGGGATTAGACGGGAACAACAATACGGAAGACGATAGCGCGGGCTTCTTGGGGGCTATGGTGTACGTGTTCTGGACGATATTCATGATAAGCACCAACCTGGGCATCATGCCGCAGGAACTGTTGGCCATGCACTATTCCAACGGTTTCTGGGAGTCGACACTCTTCAACGCCGTCGGTACGGTCATGCACTACCTCATGTTCGCCTTCGCGGTATATATGGTAGCCAAGATGATATACCATACCCCCACGAATGAGGTGATGGGCATGTTGCTGGCGGTAATCATCTTCTCGCCGATACTGAATATACTCCTGTACATCGTGGCGTACCTTACCTCATGCGTGCTGGCGATATTCGTATGCACGATCATCTGGCTGGTCACTTTCACTGCAATCGATCCTTTCCATTGATGCGGTTACGGAATTTTGTCTTCAGCATATTTCGTTTTATTCGGTTCCGCTGGCAGGTTACGGAATTTTTCGTACCTTTGTCAGCGGAACTTAAACTGAATGGATATGGACAGAAAGGAATTTTGTGAAAAGCTGGTGGAGACGAGAAATAAAGCTAATGTCACTAAATATGAAATTAATAAAAATACGGGGTTCCCTTATCATCGTCTAAAAGTGATTGAAGAAGATCCGGATAATTTTATAATTAGTCAAGCGATAAGATATTTGTATGGGATGAGATATATGATAGTATTAAATAAGCCGGGGTATAAAGATTTTGGAATTATTGATGCCAAGCAGTTCGGCGATTGGTTATCTCAAATACGTCCCAAAATTTGTTCTCGGTATGCGTTAGCTAAACAAATAGGGTGTGGCGGTTCGGTATTATTTAATATAGAAAATAAGAAAACAATACCTTCGATTGATATGTTTTTAAAAATTATAGATATTCTTGGGTGCAATATTGAATTTGTAAAAATATAATATTGTAAGTAACCTGTTACTTTCTGCCCCATCACCGCTTGTCTGGTAACTATTTTGGAATCAGCATGCAGATTGATTGACAAGGCTCGTGAACCAAGCCTTTATATACTTTTGGCTACGAGGTCACCTTCGAGAAGATAGGAGCATAGCACAACCCTGTTTCAGGGCTGTTTGTTTACAGTGCGGCATCGTGTCATTACGGCATGGTGCCGCATTTTTTGTGCCCTTTCCTCAACCTTTCCGCCCTGCGGCAGGTATTTTCTTGTAGCAGCATAAACCAACGATTACATGAAAGAGATACTGAACGAAGACCTTTACCTCCAGAAGATGGCCGATGCGGCCTACATACCGCTGGAGTACGTGATGAAGATGCGGGGGCGCGGATGGCTGGATGAGAAGGCCGTCGCCTCAGACCTGATACGCCAGGATTTCGAGGCCCTGAACGCGACCCGCAAGATGAAGCCCGCCCGCATATACGAAAGGCTGGCGGAGGAGTACGGCGTGTCCGTGGAGTTCGTCCGCCGCCAGGTATCGCTCGGTCCGCAGGCAAAATACCATTGCCGTTATTGCGGAAGGGAGATCTCCAAGCGCCAGCATGCCGCCTATGACGGGGTGTGCAACCGGTGCGTGGCGCGTCTGGGAGGCTCCTGACGGGCTTCCCGTAAGTGAAACTGTAGCGTGTCCGTGTCATGAAGTTTTCGATGTAATGCCTTCATGACACGGACACGCCTGTATTACAGTGTAGTACAAATTTTCGATTTCATGGTTTTACAAATCGTAATTATTTGATATTCTGATATTTAAATGAAAATTCATCAACTAAAATTTGGTATTTATGGACAAAGAAGTGTATTTTTGCGGTACCATAATTCCTAAATGGTACTTGTATAACTTAGAAAATGAAAACATGGAAACCAATCTGATCAAGACGAAATTAAAGTTCGTGGTATCCCGTGAGACGGGCAAGAAGGTTGCTTTCGTGTCCACATCGGGTTCAGGAAAGCATCTCAGGGGCGTGGCCGAATCCGAGGACATGCCGAAGAAAGTTTGTGTAGTAGGGCACGAGGTGTCCGAAATCATCGTTCCGGGAGTACTCTACGACGTTGAGATGACAAGAATGAAGAACAAGAAGGGCTATGTGGTCCTGAAGGCCGTACCATGCCAGTACGAGGCGAAGATAGAGTCCTGCACAAGTCCGCAGGCCCTCTACCAGGTCATCGTCAGCTTCGGCAACCGGGAGATAGTGTTTGACCCGTTCAGGGGGCGCAAGCCTTCGATGCGCACCATAGAGGGCGTGATAGGGCTGCTTTCCCAGCGCAAGGACATCAAGGACCTGCCTGAAGTGATAGAGGAGTTTTCCAGGAGCGCGAATGCCATCCTGACCATATATAACGAGCAGATAAGGAACTATGGAAGGAAGCACCGCATTACGGCGTAAACCCAAGCTGCCGAGAAAGCGCAAGAAGGCCTGCATCAAGGCCCAGGGGCGCGAGTCCTATCTGGCCACCGTAAGGCTGGCATACGATGAGGGCGACGAGAACTGCAAGTTCTGGGTAAATTCCAGCGTCACCAACCAGGTGGTTGTCTATCACGGGATGCCGGTCTTCATGCCGGTGCCTTCAAGATACTGGTGACATGCTGGAAGTGCCTGTAGAAGGGATAGCGACGGATGCCGCCCATTCCCAGAAGAACGGGGTGACCGAATACCAGGGATACGACCTGAAGACGGGCAGACGGCTCTTCTACCGCAACATCGGGAACCGTACGGTGAACATCGGCGAGTTCCTGGGAGTGATGGAGGCTGTCAGGTACATCATCGAGAACGATTTCCGTCCGAGGGTGATATACACCGACAGCATGACGGCCATCACGTGGTTCAGGAACAAGCGCACCGCGTCGAAGAAGAAATGCAGCGCCCTGTTGAAGGCCGAGATATTCCTGAAGGCTTTTGCCTGGGATGTGGACACCATCGAGGTACGACACTGGGACAACAGGGCTTGGGGCGAGATAATCGCTGACTTCGGAAACAAGTGACGGACACAAAAGCTTTAAACGAGAATTTCAGGATAAAGCAATACATTTCAAAACATTCCGGACGGAGATACACTATTCCTTAGTGTACTTCGGACGGAATGGACATCGCGGGGTGGATTAGAGGCTTATATCGCCAGACTCATAATCTGGAGGTCGGGGGTTCGAATCCCCCTCCCGCAACTATCGAAGCTCTTTGACTTACGGTGCATCATTAAGGGGTTGTAGTTCAGTGACAGAACATCCGGTCCGCATCCGGAAGACCGCAGGTTTGAATCCTGCCAGCTCCACGCTTATGTCCGGTAGCTCAGTTGGCAAGAGCCGAGGGTCGCAGGTTCGAGTCCTGCCCGGACAGCATACGACTCATAGGCATTGTGTGCATTTTATAGATTTTTTGTTTTAATCCCATAGTGATATTCGGCAGTTGTGAAATTTCCGGGTATCCCACATGCCGGCGGGCATGTGTTCTTACACCATGGAAATTGACAATCAATGTTGGCTGTCCTGCCTGTGAAGGTCGGGCAGCTTACGGGGACGTGGGTGAGCGGTAAGCCACGCCTTTCATCAGGCGGTATGGAGGTTCGATTCCTCCCGCCCCCTCGATTATTCACATCAAAACAAAGTTCTATGACACGGATTATCAGATCTATCAAGAAGGGCGTAGGATGGTATCTCCTCCAGACGGCCAGGTCTTACGGCCTCACGCCCACCGGAATTGTACCTTTCATGGTATAATTCCATTGCCTGATGTGAATGTCTTCCAGTATTAACTTAATCATGTTTTATTATGAACAAGCTGCATGTAAAGGTCGATCTGCCGCTCATGGAGATAATGACCGTCATTCTGTTTACGCTCCGGCTGTGTAAGGTGATCGACTGGCCGTGGTATCTGTTGTGTGTCCCGATCTATGTCGAACTGGCTGTGTACGGGATATTCTACGCATTGTACTGGCTCATAACGCACAGAAGGAGATGAAGAGGGCAAGACTGACGCTGCTGGCGATGATGTCGGCAGCGTCGCTTTTTTCGCAGACCACGCATGTCCGGCTCACCTACTATCATCCCGTCCGTTCCCAGTGTGACGAAAACCCTCTGGTGACTGCCGACGGAAGCCGTATCAATATGGCCCACCTGAAGGCGGGAAAGCTGAAGTGGTGCGCCGTGTCCCGCGACCTTCTCTACCTGTTCCCCAAGGACAAGCCCAGGAAGATCCACATCGAAGGCCACGGGGTGTACGAGGTAAGGGACGTGATGAACCCGAGGATGAAGCACAGGGTGGACATCCTGCTCCATCCTTCCAGCAAGACCGTGATAGACGGAAACAAGGTAAAGATAAGGATAATCAGATAATATGGATGCACAGGAACTGAAAGAACGCCAGTCATGGTCGCTGGCACAGAAGATAGACCATTCGCTGGGTGTGATAGACCAGTTCCGTTCAAGGCTGGACGGGAAGGTCTTCGTGTCGTTTTCGGGGGGCAAGGACAGCACCGTGCTGCTCGACCTCTGCCGGGTCATCGACAAGGACATCAAGGCGGTCTACTGCAATACGGGCAACGAATGGCCCGACATCGTGAGGTTTGTCAGGGGGCTGAAGGGGCAGGGGTACAATATCGAGATCATTCGCCCTCAGATAACCCCGAAGGAAGTGATGGAGAAGTGCGGGTTCCCTCTTCTCAGCAAGGAGCTCAGCTGTATCGTAGACAAGGTGCGCAACGCTCCCGATACCCTCGTAGCCAGACGTGCCAGAGGGGAGGTGGAATGTGGCTGGAAGAGCTGTACCGTCCCCAAGAAGTACGGGTTCCTTGTTTCGGAGGACTTCAACGTCAGCGACAAGTGCTGCTACTACCTGAAGAAGAAACCCATGCGTCTGTATGTCAGCCGTACCGGCCTCCATCCCATCATAGGCACGATGGCATGCGAGTCACAGCTGCGGCGTACGACGTATCTGAGGCGCGGAGGATGCAACACCTTTACGGGCAAGATAGAGTCCATGCCGTTGTCGATATGGATGGAAGAGGACATCTGGGAATACATCCGGCAGCGCGACCTCCCTATAGCCGACATATATGTCAAGGGAGCCCATCGCACCGGCTGTATGTTCTGCGGGTTCGGCTGCCAGTATGACGGGGAAGAACGCTTCGCACTGCTGAAGTCGCTGTACCCCAAGTGGTACGATACGTTCATGGACTATACCAACAATGGTGTGACATACCGCGAAGCTCTCCGGAAGGTGCTGGCGGTAGGCAATCTCAGTCTTCCGGACGAAAATGTTCAACTATCAAACAGACAAGGTTATGGGTACTAACTTCTATTGCCGGAAAATCAATCAGCACAAGCGTAAGGAGCTTTTAGACAAGTTCGACCAGCTTCACAAGGATCTGGTGGCATCTGTTGAGCATCCTTCTATGGACTACAAAAGCATACTGAACAACTTTCTATGGGAGAACGACAGCAAGGAGGACGAAATCCATCTCGGCAAGCGTTCGGCAGGCTGGCAGTTCTTGTGGGACTATCATGACGGGCGGTATTTTGAGCCGACCCTGGAGGGTATCAGAAGATTCCTCTCTCAGCCTGACATGGTGATATACAACGAATATGGCGAGTCATTCACTGTCGGGCAGTTCCTGGACGACGAGATCAAGGGTTGGCTCTACAAGACGGACAAATTGAAGGACGGCAGTGAAGATGGCTATCTTTACTGGTGGAAGTATTATTTTATCAGTGACGGACTAAGGTTTGCTAAATTTGAAAATTTTAGTTAATTTAATTAAAACGAATATGAAGAATGCTACAGCGCACCAGAAACGCAAGATTGTCGAGTACCTGGAATCCAGAGGCTACATCAATCGCGACGGCTATGAATACCGTCTTTATCTGGACGGTAGGCAAAACGGGGAATGGGAGCGCAATATCTGTGTCACCATTCTCAGCCAGTGGGACCAGAAATACTATATCGTCGTGGAGATACTGATGTTCCAGAGGGCCGGCGATCTGCGTGACATCGTAAGGATCCAGCGCAATGTCACCTGTGTGGATGACATTCAGTTTATGGAGAACTCCATGGACAAGCTGCTGGAGGTGAGGGAATATTTTTTCGGCAGTCATGCCGGTAACGTCAATAATTAGATTTTCACGATGAAATACTTAGGACTGCATAAATTGTTGTGGCTTCTACTCGTGCTGCTTTGGCTTGCAGTAGAGGTTGTGTTGGTAGGGCTCTGCTATATCATGTATGCCATATGGACCTTCAGGTGGCTCAAAGCCAACCTCTGGTACGATTTTCATGACCATATAAGCGAATGGGACGGACGATGGATTAAGGATCGTAATCCCTGGCAGACGCTTGTGAGACGCTACAATATCATCAACGAATAGCCTGGACAGACATGGGATATGTGAATCCGAAAGTCATGGCTGAACGTGACGACTATAGGACATGCCGGCTTTGCAGGCATTTATTTGAACCATTAAATAATATCAAATTATAAAGCAAAAAGAACAAATCTATTGGGTATGACAACAGCAATTACAAGCAACAAGGAAGCGATAGCCTATGCCTTGATGGAGGCTATCAATAACGTGATGGAAGAAGCTCCGTTCGGGGCGGTACTGAACTCTGACGCACTGGAAGCTCTGCTCGATGTAAGAGACCAGCTGCTGATACAGGCGTACGAGGCATCAAAGTAAACAACATTATTAAATCACCAATCAAACAAATTATCATGAAGCATTACATTGGAACAAAACAGGTAGAAGCCGAGCCTATGTCTAAGGGCGAGGCTTATGAGAAAGGACTGCTGAAGGCTGGCGTAGTGCCGTCTGAAGAGGAAAGCAGCATTATGGGTTATCATGTGCGTTACAAGGACGGCTACGAAAGCTGGTCCCCGAAAGACGTGTTCGAGAAGGCCTACAAGGTGTCTGAAACGCCGCTGGACCGCATGAGAATCGAAGGGGAGGAGCTGATGGACCGCATTGCCAGATTGCAGCTCTTTATACATAGCGATAAATTCAAGGAGCTGGACAAGACTATCCAGACCCTGATGAGGGTGCAGCTCCAGTTCATGAAGAACTATAATGAAGCGCTTGTCGAACGTATGGCGATAATGGAAGACAGCACGGCTCATAACAAGGATCTGTGCGGTTTTCCGTTCAGTGTCGCCATTTCATTGCTGGAGAACGGGGCGTGTCTGCGTCGTATGGGCTGGAACGGGAAGGGGATCTTCGTATGCAAGCAGGTTCCCGATCATGTTCCCGGCAACATCATTCCTCGTATGCGATCCCTCCCGCAGGCAGCCAAGGACCGTATCTTGAAAGGCCAGGGGTTCATAGACTACACCTCCCAGTGCCTCATCTATAACGAGAATACGGGGCGTGCTGATTCGTGGGTTCCGTCCATTTCTGATGTATTTGCAGATGACTGGGAGGTGGTGGAATGATACAGAAGGTAGTTGTTCCCCCCGAACCTTCAGGATGGCTGGAGCATGAACCCACCCACACCTGTTTTGCCGTATACGGGCATCTGGGATGGTGGCGTAAATGGTGGCTGCGCATGACGGTAGGGTTAAAGTACATCCCCAAATGAGCCTCCATGAAGTACAGGAAGGTGATACGGTCCGCTACTACGGGCCGTATGCCTCCTATATGATGACGGTCACCAGGGTTACGGAATGCCAGATTGTCTGCGAGAACCGGAAGTTCTGGAAGCATGGCGGCTACGAGGTGGGGGACAGGAACGGAAAGCATTATGTCAGGCCGGCCACAAGCGAGGAAATATCCGCCTTCGAGGACGGGGTAAGGCGCAAGGAGATGGTAGCCTTCATTTCCGCCAACCTGGACAAGCTGCCCCTGGAGGAGACGGAGAGGATTTTTGATATTGTAACCAAATACATGAAAGACGATGGAAAATAGACTGAACCTTGCGATACGGCGGTTCCTTCAGCCGTTCAGGGACTGGTATTCGGAAGAATACGGAATCTACAGGAACCGCGCCCAGAGAAGGGCTGACGATCGGATGAGGTTAAAAAAGAAGAAATAGACAATAAATTTTGCGATATAGCTGGTTCTTACAAAAGAATCAGCTATATTTGTATCCAAATATGTTTAACCCAGTCTAAGATGGTAACATTGAAAAGTGGTGAAATGTTTGATACTGGCGTGATACCATTGGTGTAATAGGTTTACTTACAGCGGTTATCAGAATCCCTGAGAGTGTACTAAAGATATTCTGAAACCGTTGCATCGAATATCTTTTACGACAGGTATTTTCGCATTTGATTGCCCTCTCAATGAGGTGCATACGAAGCTCTCGCCGGCATTCCGGACATTGTCAGGAGATGACAAATGATGGCAAAGGGTGAAAGCCCTTTGATACCGGTGTGATACCGTGGTTGATACCGCCACTGCTTCATCGGAGCCTTCTTAGGCTAATTATCAACTTTTGGATTATGAACGCAACAATCCGGCTCGTCTTTGACCGCAAGCACGAGGCGACAAAGACAAGGCCTGCTCTGGTACAGGTCGAAATCTATTGCCAGAAAAAACGCAAGTTCTTTACTACGGGGATCAGGCTGTGCTCCAACCAATGGAAGAAGGGCACGGTAAGGAACCACCCCCAGTCCGATGTCCTGAACCGTCGGCTGAAGATGCAGGTAGACCGCCTGTACGGCCTGATGGAGAAGATGGACAAGGAATCCCAGCCCTTCAGCATGGAGCGTCTGGAGCATATGATGAAGTATGAACGTGACGAGGAGTCGTTCATGGAGTTCATGCACAGGGAGCTGCTTGCCCATCCCGTATCCTCCGACACGAAGATGAAGTACCTCGGCGTCTACAGGGCGCTTACGGAGTTCGGCAGGATAAGGTACTTCTCCGATGTCACCTACGCCAACATCCTCGAATTTGACAGGTTCGCGCGTACAAGGTGCGAGAAACAGTCGGCTGTCTACAACTATCACAAGGTACTGAAGATATTCGTCAGGGCCGCCCATGCCAGACAGCTCATCAAGTTCAACCCCTATCTGATGTTCAAGCTCAACAAGGGGCTTACGGCACGCAGGAAGTATCTCACGCGCGAGGAGCTGAAGCTGATCGAGGACAGGCAGATACCCAACGAGAGCCTGGCCCGTGTGCGCGACGTGTTCCTCTTCTGCTGCTATACGGGGCTTGCCTACGCCGACCTGAAGAAGTTCGATTTCTCCAAGGCCGTCAAGGTCGGAAGCATGTACCGCATCCAGGACGTGCGCAAGAAGACAGGGACGGAATACAACATTTCCCTGATCGACAAGGCGATGGTCCTCCTGCGCAAATACAGCTTCTCCCTGCCCGTCATTTCCCTCCAGAAGTACAATGACTACCTGAAGGTGCTCGGGGCCTACTGTGAGGTCAAGAAGGGCCTTACAAGCCATGTGGCGCGGCATACCTTCGCAACCATGATGATGTCCTGCGGCGTGCGTATCGAAGTGATAAGCAAGATGCTCGGGCATACCAACATCCAGACGACCCAGCTCTACGCCAAGGTCATGCAGTCTGAGGTGGATTCGGAGTTTGACCGCATCAATTCCATGGTATGAAAGACAGCTGGCTTACGGTAAAGGATACGGCCCAGATACTGAAGGTGAGCGAGCGCACCGTAAGGAGATACCTGGCCGACGGGATGCTCGTATATGTCAAGCCCCGGGGAAGGGTGCTCGTTTCGGTCCGCTCTCTCGGGCGGTTCATAGGGGCGTGAATACATGACAAGGGCGGAACCTGCAACGGGGGTCCCGCCCTTTCTTTTTGTGCTGTCACCGCCATATCCGCTCCAGCCATCCGCTGAAGAGCCTGCGGTTTTCCGTATAGTTGTCGTCAAGCTCGTTGCTGTAGGCCTCCCTCTCGAAGCATACCGCCTTGTATGCCTTGCCGGCATCCCTGTACACAGCCAGCTTCACGAGATATTCCAGCCCGTACCATATGTAGTATTCCAGGGCTGCCGTCCACAGCCACCATACCGGGATGCCGAACGCCATGTGGCATATGAGCAGTATCAGGAGGGTCGCCCCTGTCACCTCGCACCACTGGTCGGCATGGCATGCTTCGTGGTTCCTCAGCCTTTGGGATACTTTCGATTCGGGCCGCTTGCTGAACACCAGAGGGCCTATCGTTATGGTGTGACAGCCGCTGAATCCGAGCAGCAGTTTCGCTACCTTGCTTTCGTAATGGAACCTTTTCATACGTGCCAGGGGTTTGTGTAGGGGTTATACTCCGTCTGGAACGTAGCCAGCTGCCAGTCCGTCACCGGCTCGTTCCTGTTGTCTGTCTTTCTCGGTATCTGCGGGTTTATCTTCAGCCGTCCCGCGTCCTTCAGCCATCTCAGCGAAGCCTCGTAGTCGTTGAGCCGGGCCACGCTGATGTTGTTGGGCGATATGAGCTTGTGGAGCTCGTACAGGGCCAGCTGCACCATATGCCGCTTCAGGTTGTAGTTTCTCGGGTCGCTGTACCGGATGTTGTCGTGCAGCTCAGGAGTGCCTGCGTTGGGGTTCGTCAGCGGATAGAACACCTCGCCCTTGTAGACCACGTATTCGTGTTCCGAAAGCTCGTAGGTGTCGATGCCGCTGTCATACTCCATTATCAGCCCCCAGTTGTCCGATGTCATGGGGTCCACAAGCTCGTCGTACCCTTCGAGGGTGCAGAGCGTGAACACCTTTCCGTCGTATCTGGCCACGTCCCATTCCCCGTACGGTACGGGCTGCCATTCCTCCGCTTCCACGTGCTGCCATGCCTGTACCCCGGGTATGCGGATGTCACCGAAGTCGTATCCGTTCTCCTTCACGCAGCGGTAGGCGCGGCGGTTATGGCATACCGTGTCGCCCGGCCTGTAGTTGAGCATCTGGGAGTAGACGGGCAGCGTGTTTTCGTCCACGGCATCCTCGCATTCCTCCCAGTATGGCTTCAGTTCTGGCACCCTGTAGCCGTTGATGGCCCTGATGACCTCGCATATCTTCCCGTCCAGATAGAAATGGCTGCCTATCGGATAGGTTATCTGGCGGGTGTACTCGAACAGGTACTTGCCCTTGTCGAGCTCCTTCTCCACTTCGTAGTTGTCGGTCAGGTAGTCAAGGATGGAGGCTTCCGCCGCCTGTTCCGCCTGCTCGAAACGTGTCTCATCATCCCGTGTCAGCTGTTTCAGGGCCTGTTCGGTGATGATGCCCAGATAGTCGTTGTTGTTCAAGAATCTTCTGTACATGGTTTTAGTATTCAAATGACGTGTAAATATGGCTGTTGTTGCTGACAGAGATGACCGGCGAATCATACCCTCCTCCCTGGAAGCGTTTCCATTCGTCGTTCAGGAACAGGACAAGCACATAGTCAAGGATGTCTGACAGGTGGCCGTATTTTTCTTCCTTGCCTCCGGTCTTGGGGTTCGTCACCTTCTTCTTCACCTTCGTGCCGTCCATGTTCTTGGTCTGGTAGACAAGGTCTTCCGTCAGCTTGCGGCACCGCATGTCTATCAGTATCTGCCATCCCCTGTATCCGTTCAGCAGCGCGTTGACAAAATCCAGTCTGACTGCCTGCGGAGGCTGTTTGTTGAGCAGCTTGATCTTCGGTTGCAGTACGCCGTTCTTCATGTTGTCAACTATTATAGTATAGTTGTTGACTCCTTCTTTTGTTTGCGTGCTTCTTGCCGTACCGGCGGGGTCTCCTGTAATCACCATGCCGCCCAGATGCTGCATGGACAGGTATTTCTGCTTTACTTTCGCTGCCAGTGCCGGAGTGTTGTTTTCCTTGTCTTCCGGCTTTCCGAGCGTTTCCGCCAGCACGTACACCTTCTTGGCGGCATAGTCGATCTGTATCTCCAGCTCGCTCATGTAGGGGGCCACGTTGAAGTCCCAGCCCGAAATCAGGGGAACCATGGGGTTGTAGTGGTTTGCAGACAATCCGTCCACGAGATGCTTGGTACCGTCGAAGTTATGGTATGCCGCCATCTCGTTCGCATCCACGAACTGCCAGTTACCATATAGCAACCGCTCCCTGTCTGCCTTGTTTGATATACGCGACAATCCGTTCAGGTATTGCATCCGGAAGTTGGGGTCAGGGTTGTCATATACGCTATATGGGATATAGCGTTCGTATTTTCTGCACACCACGTCATTCCCGTCGTCATCAAGTACAAATCTTGAACGTACCCACCCCAGGCATGGGTTGGTGCTCATCAGCATCTTCGGTACGACAAGCGTGTTGGGGATGTTCCATCGGATACGGCTGAACAATATGTCTACGGCCTTCTCGTCCAACTCCCCACATTCATCAATGAAGACCCCACTATATTCCGATGAACCGAATCTGAGGTAAGACGGGTCGGATGGCTGGAAGTTGAGTTCCTTCATGATGATCCTTGAATCGTTCCAGAATATCATTTCCCCGGATATGTTGTTGACCTTGTAGTTGACCTTTTCTTTCAGCCCCCATTGCTTGACGACCACGCAAATCGTATTCCATGTACTGTCACGCAGGCTTTTGAGTGTCTTACGCCCGACTACCATACGCATGTTGGGCCATCTGATGCAGCATGACACGAGCCAGCACGCGCCGAGATACGAGTTGTGGGTCACGGTGAAGTTGTCCGTCACATACAGCCCGCTGGGGTCGTCCACCGTAATGCAGAAACTTTCCTGTTCGCCTATGTATTCAATGTCCGTAATGCGCTTGCCCAGCTTGCTCGCCCCGCCGTTGAACTCATATCTGGCCCGTTCTTTCTTGCGTGTCAGGCCGCAGAGGTCAGGGTTCATGGTGGTGCGAATCTGTACATCGTACGCATCGGCACACCTTACCAGTTCTCCTGTACGCTTGTTCCTGTATCCTGCCTGATTGCGTGTCACGGTTGCCACACCACCCAGGGAGCGGACTATAAAGGCGACATCTTCGGCCAGCTGCCTGCTGGTGGAGGTGTATGTCATATGTCCTCTGTCGTCTACATATCCGTCAGTATCAATCAGTCCTTGCATCAGTTCGATCCGCTCCTTGATGGAAGAATACAGATACCTTTTCGGTATGAAGTGTGTCTGTGAACGGTTGCCGGCAATGTCCAGTTCCTTCAGGTTGTCTATAAGCTCCTTGTCATATATAGCATAGTCGGCTGCGCGGTTGCCGGGTTTCTGGTGACGGTGCGACATGTCGTATCCGGCATCCTTGAAACGCTGCACTATCTCCTCGTCCATCGTAGTCATTTCCACGTGGCCCTGTCCAATCGTAAGGTCGGTGATGCACCCGTCCCCAATAAGTGCGCCCAGAATATATGGCTTTATTTTCATGGGGCGGCTGCCTGTCGTAAATTCTACCGGAGCGGTAAGGGGTATGATAAGATGCACGCCCTTGTACATGCCGGCCTTTTTGCGCTGGTACCATCTGTACATCGCGCTTGTCTCCATGATCTTGTCATCCCCGTATATCGCGTAGTGTTCCGGATTGTTCTTGGCTTTCTTGGTTTTCTTGCGGCTCTGGTGGACCCGCCACAGATGCCCTTCAGAACAGTCGGTATATGTCCCGTCCACAAAATGTATGCGGTAGAACGGGAACCTTCCTTTCGGATGAATCCATATGACACGCTGCATCTTTCCGGTAATGGCATTGGTTATAATGTCACCGACCTTCAGGTCCTTTAATGGTCTAAACCCAAATGGCGTACACACTAAACTATTGATACTAAGACACTTACCACCGCCAGCTGCCCCGCCTTCAAGTATTATCTGAGGAATGTCGTCATTGCCGCAATTCGTGCACACAGGCTTGTATGTGGGGTTTCCGTTCCTGTCTGTCCCGCTTTGCACATGTACGATTTCCCCTCCGCACTCCGGGCATTCAGGCTGGAGGCATTTCCATACTTCGTATTGTTTGTCAGAAGGCTTGAAGAGAATTTTCAAGTCTGCCGGACGGATCAGGCCTGCTGCCATATCTTCATCATTTCATTGAGTTTTTCCGATGAGATATGAAGGGTCTGCTGAAGGCCGCCCTTGTTTTCAACTGTGATTACGCCCATCCCTTCCAGTTTGAGGATATGGTGCTGGACTGTCGTGTGGCTGATGGTCTTCAGGTCACCGGCAATCTTCCTGTAGGATTTTCTGATGTCGTAGCCGTACAGCTCGACCAGACACTTGACAAAATCCATCGTAAAGTTCTGTCTTACCAAATTCGTCATACATTTGTTTTTGTAGTTCGACAAAGAATAGCGGATGTCTGTACTGTAGGTTTACAATACCGGGTGGGAAACAAAAAAAAAAGAGGAACCGGCTTTCTGGCCGGCTCCCCAAAATGAAAGATATGAAGAATTATGAACCGAAAAGAGTCACTGTACGGCCTCGTTGTAGATGCGCTCCACCACGCCCCACACCTCGTCTCCGAGCTGCTGTTCCGAGATGGCCTCGCAGGACTTTCTAAGGTATTCCAGCTCTTCCTTGCTGAACTCTACCATCAGCGGTGTCTCGGTGTCCTTCTGATAGTCCCATTCCACGCGCCGCTTCTCCTCGTTCGTCCTGATGTTGTAGTCCGCCTTGTCCTGTTCGGTGATGCTCACCTTCTGGCTGATGGACTTCTTCAGGTTGAACTCCATGAATGTCCCCTTTTCCGGCAGGATGGTGGGGATGACCAGTCTTTCCTTGATGTGCAGTTCCATGATTGTAGTTTTTTCTGATTTCTGTAGAAGAATAGCTGTGAGGTTTCCGTAGGGTTGTTCCGGTACCGCTATTTTTCTACGGTAAGCGTTATTTTTTCTCCTCTGTCCGCAGCGTCGCCCATCATGTCGTACAGGCTGATGAAGGTGCGGGTCGAGTTGAACACCTGTCCGCCCTTTCCGTTGCTTCCCACCAGTATGCAGCCCGAAGAGTCCCGGCTGGTGTTCCCTATATGGATGAGCACCCCCTCGAAGCCCTTCACGCCTTCCAGACGGGGCAGGTACCCGTTGCAGAACGAATACTGGGCCTTCGTCTTGAATCTCGGCGACTGGATGTCCATGCGCACGTTGTACCTTCCGGTGGGGATGGCTGTCTCGTGCATTACCTTCACCTGTCTTATCAGGGCCTCGTCCATGCTGTCGTCAAGCCCCCTGTCCCTGTCTTCCATGGTGTCACAGAAGTATTTTCCGTCCACATACAGCTTTCCTGCCGTATAGTCCGTTCCCAGGTCTGTTCGTTTGAGTCTTAGTTCCATTAGTCCGATAGTTTTCTGTTAAAGTCTGTCCTTATGCTGTCATATACCATCTTCACGTTCGTATAGGCCCTGTTGGCGTTCGGGCCGTCCTCGTTGTATATCTCGTTCTCCACCACCTGTGCCACCTGGTCGATCCATTCGGGGTTGCAGTAGCTTGACAGTTTCTTGCCCTGGTAGGTGAATGTCTCGAACTTGTTGCGGCGGCATTCGTGGAGGTTGAACAGCAGCGTCCTTATCTTCTTCGCCGTGTTTTCCCTGTCCGCGATATGGTTCTCCGTCCTCACCTTGTCGATGATGCGGCATACCTGCTCCACCGAAAGGTCGAAGGCCATCCCGGAGAGGTTCCTTATCCTCAGCTGGGTTTCGGGCCGCAGCCCTTCCAGTATCCCGTCCAGTTTCTCGTTCTGCCGCTGGGTTTCCGAAAGCAGCTGCTTCCATCCGTCCTGCTGCTGTTTTGAGGCCCGTTTGTTGTCCTCCAGCATCTGGTTGATGAGCGACTTGAACCACTTGAACATCGTTATCAGCATGATGGCCGAGAACAGCAGGTAGAAGGCCGCCGTCACCGCCAGCATCCCGTAGTCGCTGATCCCTCTCGCGACTTCGGTAACCGATTGTACGTCTGTCATTCCTATTTCCTTATTTCGATGTATTCCGCGCAATTCAGGCGCACGTAGGGGTTGTTCGTCACGATTATCTGCCTTACCCCCTTGCACCCCCATCTCCACCACAGGAACCGGTGTTTGGGTACCCTGTAGAGTATCTGGGTCACGTTCACAGGGACATGCAGTTCGGCTTCCAGCGTATCGTTCTTCACGAGGGCGGAAAAACGGAAGCCCGGGTCAGAGAGTTCGGCCCTATAGAAGGTACCGCCGCCTTTCGTAACAGGAATCCTGATGTCAGCGTCCACTGCCATTTCCTGCCTTCCTACGGCTGTCACCCTTCCTTCTTTCAGCTTCAGTTCTCTGATGGTCCGGTCAGCTTCCTCCTTGTATTTCCTGAACTCGTCAAGGTCCAGCGAAAGTGTCTGTATCTGGTACGCCTGCATGGCCGAGTCTTTCCTGAGTGTCTCCACCCCCTTCACCAGCCCTTCCGTGTTCTGCCTGTATATGTCCCGTTCCTCCTTTAGCCGCCGGTTGGCGGAAACCAGGAGGCTTACGGCACATGCCAGCGCCAGCACCAGGGCCGCGACTGCCATCCTTGCCTTCATTGTCCTATCCGTTTGTCACCTGGATGGAGGCCATGGGGATGAACCACTCCTTGTGGTCCAGGTATGCCTCGTCCAGCTCCACGAAGAATCCGTTGTTTCCTGTCCCCGCCTCGGTTATCTTTCCGCGTTTCCATGCCAGCGCCTTCAGTCTGAGCGCTGTCAGCTCCTGCGAGGGGAGTATCGTCACTGTCTTTCCCTTCAGCTCACTCTTCATTTTCCTTGCGTTTTTCGGGTACTACCACATTGAATACGATGCCGCCTTCACCGCCCCCACCGATTTCCAGCTTGTTCTCCTGTGCCACTCTCAGCGGATACATCTCCATGAGGGTCTTGGTAGCCTGTACCGCCACCGACCGTAGAGCTGCCGGGGAAAGGGGTGTGCCCCTACGGTCCTTGTACACTGCCTCCGATGTCTCGTCAATGATGCGGAGCAGTTTCTCCGTCAGGCGGTTCTTCAGTTCTTCCGTCCCGTATCCCGAGATTCGGTTAAGCTCTTGGATGTATTCCTTCACGTCCTCCCGTTCCAGAAGGGACCGTGCGTTCATCAGGGCTGTCTGTCCTAAGTCCCCGAACACGTCCTGATAGCATTTCCGCGCGTTGCCGAGATAGGGCTCGCACCCGAAGACGAACAGCTCGCAGAAGTTGATTTCCTTTTGTGTAAGCGTTTTTGGTTTACTCATTTTTGTCTGTTATGGTCGGGAACCCGGAACATCCGGGCTCCCTTTGATAAGAATAGGACATTCAGGGGCCGGGAGTTGCCGTTTTCTCCTGTTTTTGTGCGGGGTTAAGCAGTTCTTCCATCACCAGCCGCCTGAACAGGTCCTTCACGCCTTCCAGCATGTTCTCCACGTCCTCCACGCTCTTCAGCAGACTGGTGTCGAATCCCGCCTTCAGGTCATATCCCGATATTTCCAGCAGTGTCCGTCCCGTTTCCGTCTGCACGGCGAATACCCTCTTGTCCGAGTACGCCTTGAATACCACCTCCGGTTCCGGGTCGTAGTCCGTCTTCCGTTTTGTTTCTTCCATGTCCTTATATCTTGAAGTGAAGGCGGCTCTTTTCCTGTGAGGCGGTCGCCAGTTGCCCGCTGTCTCCTGCCGCGTTCCTCATCCGCTGCGTGCATACGGCCACCACGTTGGTTGTGGCCGCCACGTCCGCGTCTGCGTCATGCGCGTCGTTCAGCTCTATTCCCAGATGCTCGCACATTATTTCCAGCTTGTAGCTTGTCACCTCCGGCTTGGGCGAAAGGGCGAGCTGGCCGAGCAGGATGGTGTCCAGGCACAGCGGATGGAAGTGCCCGTAGAAGTCCTTGTGCCCTCTCAGTATCTTCTCCACCTGCTTCATCAGCCCGGCATACTCCATCATCTGGCAGAAGAACCCCTCGTCGAAGCCTATGTTCTGCCCGATGAGGAACGGTTTGGTGCCCCGTCCCTTTCCGGAGAACTCTGCCATGAAGTCCACGGCTCCTTGTGCCACGCCCTTCAGGTCTTCCCCCTGTGTTTCCAGCATGTCCATCGTGATGGCCGCGTAGTCCAGTGCCCGCTGCTGGTATTCCATCCGAGGCTCCTCCCCCTTGTCATACTTGCTCTTCAGTACCTTTCTCACGCCTGCCCCCTTGTCAGACTGGCGGCTGTACGGCGTGATGTACTTCACGTATCTGCCCAGTATCTCGAACGTGTCGATGCGCACGGCATGGATGGCTATCTGGGTGCAGGCACATGTCTGGCAGTCCAGCCCTCCTGTCTCGAAGTCCAGCGTGAACGCCACTATCGGCGCCTTCTCATTGCTTGTCGGTGTCCCCATGTCTTTCTATGTCTTTTGCGGTTTCACGTATCTTTTCGTAGAACTCCTCCAGCGTGCCGTCATTGTCTATCGTGTAGTCGAACAGGCTTTCCGGCAGCCGGATGCGTTCCTTGTCCCTCTGTTTTCTCGCTTCGTCTATGCCTGGAAGGTCCTTTCGGGTTATCCTTACGGCCACCATCCTGAACGGGAAGGGCGACTGCTCGTGTCCCATCAGGTCGGCCAGTCCCTTCTCGTCGATGACATACGCCGTACAGCCTCCGTCCTTTATCTGGTCCCATTCGGCCCAGTAGTCATATCCTCCGAATTTCGTGTATGCGCACATCCTCTCTTTAGGCGGCATCCTGTCCGCCGTCACGAAGATATGTTCCCTTCCGTCTGCTTCTCCTTCCCTCATCGGGCGGGTCGTGTAGGATGTCACCACTCCCCAGCCTATCTTGTCTTTCAGGAACAGGGAGGCGGCTGTCTTGCCGCTCCCCGATGCTCCCACCAATGCTACCAATGTTCTCATGTCAGATGATTTCTATGATTGATGATTTGTATATCTGTAGTCCGTTCGTCTGGGTGAAGTTGCTGAACTTTACCTGGGCCGTGCAGACTATCAGCCTGTTCTTCACTGCCGCCACGGGGCCTCCGTTCGTCACGATGGCCCTCATGGTCTTCCATTCGTCATGCCATATCAGCAGCTCCGACAGGTTCGTGTCCTGTTGCAGCAGCATCTTGCAGAACACCTTGTCTTCCCCGCTGCCCTTGTCCTGGTATCTTTTCTCCTCGATGTCCGCTATGGTCGCACATACGGCCACCCGCTTCGTGTCGTATTCCTCCTGCACGATGTTCTTCAGCAGCGCCCATGCCGCCTTCCCCTTTATCTGGGGGCGTGAGGCGCAGTTGTCGAATATCCTGCGGTAGTCTATCGTCCCGAGGCCGCTTACGGCTATCTGCTGCTGGCTCCAGAAGTAGTGCTTGTCACGCAGCTCGGGCGGTATGTCCTTGTCCCGTATCCTGAAGCCCAGACATTCGGCTGCCTTGGACAGGACGGCATATCTCTCGATGACTGCCTGCACGTTCTCTACCTTGTCAAAGCATCCTGCCAGCACGAGGTGTCTGATATGGGCGGCGTTCACCGGGCATTTTACCGTTTCTTCAGGGTCCTCCGGGTCATCCCAGTATTCGTATTTCTTCAGCCTGTAGCGGAACACCCTGTTCACGAAGTTCTCTATCGAGGTGAACGGGCCTCTGGCGTTGCGTTCCTCCATGATCCATTGTGTAGCTTTCGGTCCCAACAGCCTGATGCGCCCCAACGACCAGAATATCCTGTCGGTGGCGTAGTCCGTAATGAAGGTGTCCGCGCTCACGTTGATGTCAGGAGCCACGATCTTGGCCCGGCTGCACTGTTCCATCTCGCTCATCAGGGTGGGTATCTCGTCATCATCGGCCCACTGGAGGGCTACGGTGTAGAAGGCGGTCGGGTAGTTGGCCTTCAGGTAGGCTCCGGCATAGGCAGTCACGGCATAGGCAGTAGCGTGGCTGTTACAGGTCACCACCCCTTTGCCTGTCACGAACGTATGGTATGGATCTGCCATTTCTACATCGTACACCTCGTCAATGCCATGATACTGTACGGCAATGACAGTAGCTGGCTTTACACCCGACCAGCCGTCATACACGTACATTTTGTCCTTGCCAACTTCCAACATCTCGGTTGTCTTCATGCCATGGTCGGTGGGGTGCTTGTGATTGCGGGTCACGTCTATAGTCGCACCTCCTTCCAGCGTGATGCGGTACAATATCCTGAACCCCATATACCGTATGTCTATGATACGATTCCATTGTAGTTCGCCGTTTTTCTGCATGGACAGCCCGCACCCGTATCCGTGTTCGACATACCGGCTATGCAACGATTTGCGATGGTTGGCGATTGCCCATTCTTTATTGTGCATTGTCCGATACATGTCGGCTATGGTAATCGGCTTATGTCCCAAATGAGTGTATTTACCGTGCCGTTTGAATCCGATGCGGCGCAAATAATCTGTTTCTGTCATCTCATCTGTTTCTATCATCTCCTCTTTTCCCGAAATGCACTTGTTGAAGCAATAAGAACCCGCCACCTCAAACATGTTCCAGATAGCGTCGGCATCCTCCTTCGGACATCCCTGCGACAGGGCTCCGGCCATGAACTTCTCCTTGCTGGCATCAATCTTGTCCTGCTTCTTCTTCGATATGAACTTCACCAGCTTTACGCCGTCAGACAACGAGAACTTCCCGACCTCGCGTGCAATCTGTGCCAGCTGTTCCTGATAGCAATTATGAACTACCAGGCCTTCCACGCAGAAACTGTGGTTGGTTTCCACCGACAGGTCATATACCTGGCTGATACCGGCATCCTTCACTGACACGACCCTTGCCGGCTCTTCGCTCGTAACTTGCCCGCAGCCGGTACGGAATGACTTGATGGCATCGTCCCCGGGCAGCAGGTCTTTGGCCGCCACCCAACCGCGTCCGGTCAGCACCTTATGGTCAGGCGTGCACACAATGCCTTTACCCGAATCCGTACTTACCCTTACCACCTTTCTTATGCCCTTGTTCCAGTTGCCCAGCACCTTCCTGTATGTCCCGTCCTCCGTCAGCACCATATCGCCAGGCTGTACGTCCTGGATGGGCCTCTCTCCGTCCGCTGTCGTCACCATGCTGTCCTTGGCGATACAGAGCACCCCGTATGTGTCCTTCATGGCATTGTACGTCCCCCACAGATACACGGGTTCCGCATCTCCCAGCTTGCAGTCCACGTACTTTTCCGTCGAGCCCGAATCCAGTGTGGCGGGTCTGAACAGGGCGTTGGCGGCGATAAGGTCCTCTATCTTCTCGGGCTTCATGCTGATAAGGAACTTCGTCATCCCCTTCGAGGAGAACTGGAAGACGTTCTGCGTATAGCCCTTCTGCAACAGGTCATATACCTTTTCGTCATCCAGTCCGCTCTGTACGATGCCCTGGAAGGTAAGCCCTGCGTTGTATTCCCTGTTGCATATCTCGATGGTCTGGCGCAGCTTCGACAGCTCCTTTGTGGACAGGGAGTCGTTCTTCAGCAGCCCGCATTCGTCAAGGTCATATCCCGAAAATTCCGATACCAGCTGTCCGTCTATCTTCTTCAGGGGCGTGAAGTCGAATGCCTCCATCGTCACCCCGTCCTTGGTCTTGGGTGTTATGAGCTGGGCGGAAGCGTGTATCGAGGACGAGCGGGGCTGTCCCATCAGTGTCCGTATGTCCTCGATGACCTGCGGGTGCTCCTGAATGAAGTTCCTTACCTTCGCGTTGCCTGCCGCCAGCTTGAACAGGTCCGTCCATGTCATCGCGTCGTCGTCAAAGATGGCGGTGATGTAGTTCACCAGGTTCACCGGCACCCTGTACACACGGCATACGTCCTTCAGTACCGCCTTCAGCTTCAGGGTGGTGAATGTGCCTGCCATGAATACCCTGGTCTGTTCTGGCGTATTGTAACGTGTTTCGGTGTATTTCCTTACATCCTGCAAGCGCAGTGCCTCAAAGTCTGTATCGACATCGGGTAGGGAACCGGACGCACCTTGCAAATAGCCATTATCCACGAAACAGTCGGTCACCCGGACCGGATGTTCGCTTTTTTTCACTGTCACTTTCCTTACCTTCATGCCTTCTCCTCCTTCTTTTCACGGTGTCCGTACCATCCGTCTTCAGCCTTGTAGGCCCGCTCGAAGTCAGTCAGCGCGTATTCCGGAATGATCATCCTGCGTGTCACGTATGCGTCAGACACTATCCCTTCCAGCGTGCGGCAGCGGCTCAGGGCCACGTACAGCTGTCCCGGGCAGAACGTCTTGGCGATATGCACGGCCACCTTGTCGAAGGTCAGCCCCTGGCTCTTGTGGATGGTGATGGCCCATGCAAGGCGCAGCGGTATCTGTGTGCACGAGCCTATTTCCCTCGTCTCGATCTCGTCGTTTTTCACCACATACTGGATGTTGGTCCATTTGTACGGCTCGAAGGTGATGTGCCTGCCGTTGTCCATCTTCACCTCCACCTTCTTGTCGCCCAGCTTCTCCACGTAGCCCAGCATTCCGTTGAAGCAGCCTTTCTCCAGGTCGTTGATGAGCGACATGACCCTCGCGCCCTTACGCAAGGGCAGGTACAGGTCGCAGGGTGCCGACGATTCGGGGAACTGGTCGCGGATGAGCGCATGGTAGGCCGCCTCGTATTCGCCCAGCATCTCTGAGTTGATGCGCTCCACGTCCTTCTTGTGCGTGCAGATGTGGATGAACCCGTTGTCGTAGGTGTTGCACATCGTCTTGTCCTTCAGTTCCCCGAGCGTATCGAGGTCGTCAGCCGTCACGCTGTAGGTCCTCACGTTGTTGAGCAGGTCCACGAAGCGGGTGTCTGTCTGCCGGAATATCCTCGTCAGTTCCACCACATGGAAGCCGCATTTCTGCCATACCACGGCGTTGAAGAAGTAGAAGTCGGTGTAGGCCCTCTTCAGGATGTCCATGTCCTCGCTTTTCACGACAGGGGGCAGCTGGTACAGGTCGCCGAACATCACCACCTGCACACCTCCGAACGGCTCGTCGGATTCCCTTACCCATCTCAGCTGGCGGTCCACGGTGTCCATCATGTCACATCTCACCATGCTCACCTCGTCTATTATCAGCACGTCCAGCTGTAAGAGCATTTCCGTCTTGGCCGTGCTGAAGTAGTGGTCCAGCTTGCTCTTGGGCAGCTTGGGGCCGAAGGGGATGCAGAGCAGGCTGTTGATGGTCACGCCCCTTGCATGGATGGCCGCCACCCCTGTAGGGGCCGTCACGGCGTATTGTTTCCCCAGTTCCCGGCATTCCTGGGTCAGTCTGCGCAGGAACGTCGTCTTTCCTGTTCCTGCCTTGCCGGTTACGAACACATGTTCCTTGGTGCCTGTGATAAGGTCCATCACCTTCTGCATCTCGTCTGTAATGATCATATCTTTCATTGTCTTCCGTCTTTTAGTCGTTAATGTTGTCTTTTCTTACATAAAGCTGGCAGTGGCACACGTCATGCTCCCTGTATCCGCTGCACGGGCATTTCTTGTCTTCCGAATCGTTGTGGCAGGGGCATTCCCCGCCGTTCTTCTCGCATCTCTTCAGGATGGCGTTCACCACCTTGTCGTTGGGGTTCAGCATCCACCCCGGTTTTCTCAGTATTTCTATCATTTCCAATAAAAGTTTGTCATATTTCGTTCAATGTAAAGAGCAGGTCCCTGTTGTCGAAGAGTATGTCGTCGTCCTCCCTGAGTTCGTCGGCATACACCGTCACGGGCTCCTCCGCTCCGTTCCTTTTCACCATCAGCTGCGCGTCCCTGTCCAGCCTGTACGTCCTGCCGTTCTCCAGCTCCAGTTCCACATACCGGTCCGATTCCATGTCCTCGCCGATTACGGTCACCTGTGCCGGATAGAGCCCCGCACGTTCCGGAAGCAGGAAGCGCTCGAACAGCAGGTCGTACTTGATGGGGTCCACGAGCGTGATGCCCAGCAGGTACAGTACAAGGCATCCTCCTGCGCTTCCTCGTCCGCAGCCCACCATCACCCCGTTCTTCCTCGCCCAGTTCACCGTATCATACTGCACCAGCATGTAGTCCACGTTGTTGGTCGATTCCAGCACGTACACCTCGTGTTCCAGCTGCTTGCGGTAACGTTCCTCCTGTCCTTTTGGCACCAGTTTCCTGAAGCCTTCCTCCAGCAGCTGCCTGAACATCCTGTGACGGTCGCCGTAGCGTTCCCTTTCTTCCGGTGTCAGGTCGTACTGGGGCATGAAGTTGCGCCCCGTCTCTATCTCCGCCACCGCCCCTTCGGCTATCTTCAGGGTGTTCCCGCACGCTTCTGAGAATATCGCCTCCGTATCCCATCCGTCGCCGAACAGCGGTGCAGCCGTTTCCCAGTGCTCGTCCGTGTCCTTGAAGTACTGGTCGTCCGACTGCTCGTGGGCGGCCCCGCCGGCTATCTTGTTCAGCAGGATCTTGTTTTTGGCGTCGTCCCTGTCCAGGTAGTAGCAGTCGCCTATCAGCACGGGCCGCAGCGGTGTCTGGTCGTAAAGTTCCGTGAAGTAGGCCTTTGCCGATTCCAGTATGGGCAGGTCGATGCGCTCCGCCTTGTATTCCGAGAGGTCGAGCTGGAAGTAGCATCCGTCGAAGAAGTCATAGAAGCGGTGCAGCCGGTCCTTCATCTCCGCCAGCCATTTCCCGGACCTCTTCCCGAACACTATCACGTTCCCTCTCCCGTAGGCCAGCAGTTCCTCCAGGGCTATCGTCCCGTCCTCAGAATCCACCGCCACCGCCTTCTGTATCCTCAGCAGGTGCTGCCATCCTTCCTGGGTCTGGACGTATATCTTGGCCTCCACCTTCTGCGTCCCTGTCGTGAACGTCAGAGAATAGCCGAACACGTGCCTGATGCCGGCGGCCTTGCATTCCTTCTGTAGCAGCAGCGAAGCGGCCATGGTGTTCGTGTCGCAGATGCCCAGCGCCCCGTGGCCCAGATACACGGCCTTTCTTACCCAGTCCTTCAGCCCGAAGCTCCCGTTCAGCAGTTCGAAAGGAGTGTGTACCCCGAGGTTCACGAACTTTTCCTTCCGGCAGCATTCCTCGCGTTCGCCTATGTATTTCAGGATGTTGAACCTGAAGTCCTTCCTCGTGTCGAAGTAGTACCAGTTGTCCCCGAATCTGAAGGCGATGTAGTATATCTCCTCCTCCTGTAGGGTTCCGGTGCTTGCCATGGAGTTGAACTTCACGTTGCCCTCCGGGTCGATCCTGAAGATGGATTTCATCGTCTCCGTATCTTCGCAGTACATCTTTCCGAAGCCTGGGATGTCCACCACCTCGTCGTCCACCACCTCATGCCTTATCTTGTTGGCCTTCAGCCATCCTGTCAGTTCTTCCATCATAGCTGTATCTTTTGAAGTTTGTATTCCGTTGCCGTCTTCAGGCCCGTGCTGAAGGCGTCGAATATCTCCCAGAAGTCCATGCTGTCGAAGTCCTTCTCCGGGTCGGGAATGTCTGCCACGAACACGCTGAAGAACTCGTTCAGCTTCGTGGCCGTCTTCTTGATGGCTTCCGATGCGTCGCCGTCGTAGCCTATCACCACCGTCTCCACGCCCTTCGCCTGTAGCTTGTATGCCTGCACGTCCGAGATCTTCTTCCCGAACGTCGCCACCACGGCTATCCGCCGGTTGTCATACAGGTTCAGCTTCCGGGTCAGGGCGATGGCGTCGAACACGCCCTCCACCAGTATCACGGTGTCCGTCTCGCCTTCCTTCACCGCATCATAGTTGTACAGCAGCTTCACGAAGTCGTTCTCCGTGCTGTTCCTGTACCTCATGATACGGTAGCTTCCGTTGTGGGCGGCCTTCCGGTTGTGTTCGTCTATGTTCTCCTTGCTCCATATGTGGCGGCCCACGTACCCTACTGTGTCGCCGCCGTCCGTTATGGGGAAGATGACATAGTCGTCAAACTTGAAGTTCGTGTGCCTGGTGGTGCCTGCCGGGAAGTGCTCGTAGTCCTCTTCCGTAAAGCCCCGCTTGTCAAGGTAGGGGTTGCTGTAGGTCCTGCGGTACCCCTTCGGCAGTTCCACCACGCCCAACGAGTCGTCCAGTTCCTTTTCCTCCATGAAGCTGATGGTGTTGAGCTTGTCGCCCCCGTCCAGGTCGAACGTCTCCGTCACGGCCAGGTCGGTCCTTCCTACCTCCTTCAGCAGCTGGTCCAGCGTATAGGTCGACCTTCCGCATTTGAAGCAGTGCGCCATGAAGGGTTTCTTGCGGCCCGTCGGAGGCCCCACGTAGATGCCCATCTTGCCGCCCTTCTTGCCGCACCACACGCATTCCGGGACTATCAGGTTGTTCCCGCTCCCGTCCAGCCTGGCGTGCAGCGTATAGGCCAGCTCGTCGATGATGTGCTGTCTTGTCTCTCTGTCCGGTTCCATGGCTATGCTGCTTTGTTGATGGTCATTGTCCGCTGCCGGTCATAGAACCGCTCGTTGTCGTAGTCGGTGGCTATCCGTATGGGTTCGCCCTTCTTGAAGAACCTCGACTTGGCCACGTACAGCCGCATCAGGTTCTCCTTCGCCTCGTTCCGGCTCTGGTTCAGCGTGATGAGGTGCGTCATCGGGCGTGCAAGCCCCTTGGCCTCCGCACAGTTGTATTCCGTCAGCACGTTCTTCTCGTCGTTCAGCCAGTCCTGGTTCTCGATGGTGGCCTGGTAGGTCGTCACCACCCAGATGTTCTCGTCCGAGGCAAGGTCTTTCAGGTCGTTGGCCACTGCGATGCGTCTGTGGCGTTCCCCCGCTTCCGTCCATTTCCGTCCGCTGGAGTCTGTCAGCAGGTCCATGGAGTCCACGATGAGCACGTCGGGGTTCTTCCCGTACAGCTTCCTGTATTCCGCCAGCAGGTTCTTCACGTCGAGGGTCGAGATCTGGTTGGCGAACCGTGGGAAGGCACGTACCTTCAGTGTCCCGGCCACCGCCTTTATCTGTTCTACCATCTTGGCGAAATCCCTGTCCTTCAGCGTGCCGGTGCTGTACCGGTACGGGTTGCAGGATACCAGTGCGGCTGCGTATGCGTCCACCACCTCGTCCTCGCTTCCTTCCAGCTGGATGTGCAGCACGTCAAGCCCGTCCACCTGGGCGGCACATTTGCCTACCCATCTGGCGATATGGCTCTTGCCCACGCCCGTAGCCGCAAGGAAACAGGTCAGCTGTCCCCGCAGGTCGCGCCCCTCGTTCATCTCGTCCAGCCCGTCGATGTAGAACCTCGATACGGGCTTCCTCTTCCCTTCCATGTTGTGCTTCTCCCTGTTGCGGTAGAAGCGGGGCTCGAATGTCCCTGTCACGTCCACGAAAGCGTTCTGCTCCAGCGTGAAGTTGTTCTGCCATTCCGCGAACTCCTGTAGCAGCTTCATGGCCTTGTCCCTGTTCTTCTGCGCGTACATCTCGCCGACTTCCCTGTAGGTGCACTGGAACCGTACCTGCCTGATGTAGTCCTCGAACTGCTTCAGGATGACACCCGGTGAGGCGCCCTGTGCGCAGTCCTTGATGTCCTTCACCAGTCCCGCCACCTCCTTGTCGAACGCCACCACCTGTCCTATGATGTTGGGTGTGGGTGCCGCCTGGTGGGTGGTGTAGTACTTCTTCATCATCCCGTGCAGTGCCTGGAAGTCCCGCCCCGGAAGATACTCCTTCCTCATGTGGCGGCATACCATGTTGCACACATAGTCATAGCTGAAGCACGCATAGTACAGCTCGAACAGGAAATCCTCAGTCAAAACGTCTTCCTTGGTCATACGCCTCCTTTCTTATGCGGTACAGTTCAGGATATGCGGCAGCCGTCTCCTTCTCGCAGTCTTCCGCGTTACGGCATCGTCTGCACGCTTCCGAGAAGGGGCTCCACATCAGTGTGGCCGTAGCGCATATCAGCGCCCCCTGGCCGGTCCCGAGGAAGCGGTTCTTCGTCCCTTCCTCGGCTGCCATGTAGATGAACTTGTCCAGCGGGTGTTCCTGCCTGTCCATCGGGAACCGGGCGGCCAGCCTTGCGCGGTCCAGCCCGTGTTCCTTCATCCACGTGTCTTCGGCCCATGTCTTCCCCTTCGATGTCATCTCCCGGTACTTCTTCATGGCCGTCGTCCCGAATGCGTTCACGGCGGTGTTCCTGTTCTGTGCCGAGTTCCTGTTCTTGTGGATCTGGAACACGCAGTAGTCCACCATCCGTTCCGTGGAAAGCTGCTCTCCGGATGCCTTGCCCATCTCCTCCACGAAGCGGGCAAGCGTCTCGTTGGCCTTTCCGCCTTCGGGGAATCTGAACAGGGTATCGCCGGTCGCCCTGACGATTTCCGTGTACAGCCTCCTTATCTGCTTTGTCTGTCTTCTAATCAGTTCTTCTGGTTCCATCTCTTGTCAGTATTTTCCTCATTTGACGCCGCGCCAAGAACAGCCTGCTTTTCACAGTCTCAATGTTCTTCGAGTCAAGCGCCCCGTTCCGGTATTCTATCTCGGCTATCTCCTTCAGCCGGTATCCCGCCTGCTGCAACAGGAACGGACGGCGGTACTGGGGTTTCAGCTGGTCAAGCGCATACAGCACGTCGTCGCTGTACAGCTCCCGGTAGTTGTCCATGTTCATGCAGCCGGAGCTTGCGCTGTCCATCTCCCAGCCCTCGTCGTCGGCGTATGACTCTATGTCGTCGTCCTTGTCACGCATGTCCTCTTCCGCCTGCCGTTTCCGGTCAAGGTCGAACACGCAGCGCTTGGTGCACGCATGGAGCCACGTATGCAGTGGCCGGGTAGGGTCGTATGTCTCGATGTATCTGTACAAGTTGGCCAGCGCGTCCACGTAGTTGTCCTGCACGTATTCCTGCTTGAACGAGTATCTGATGCACAGCTTGTATATCATCCGCAAGTACGGCGTGACGTACTGCTTGAACAGGGCCTGCCGCTTGCGGGCGGTCTCGTCGCTTACCGTATGCTGCTGGCTTCCGGGTCCGAGGGGTGCTTGTGCCGATTCCATGCTTCCGCCACATTTAGTTTGAACAGATGATAGGAAGTCATGTGGTTCTTTCGGCAGTATTCCTGCCATTTCTTGTCGGCGGCCATGAAGGCCTCCCTTACCTCTTCGTCGCTGGGCTGGGGGTCCCTGCCCAGGAATGTGTAGAAGCTGTCCAGCAATGCTGCCAGCGTAAACTGCCGTTCGGCGCCGGCTCTGTTTCCGGCACGCCGCATCCGTCTTGCGTAACTCATTGATAACTGTGTTTAAAGTTTGTACATTCTTACATAATACTTGAAGATGTGGGTCGCATCGGCCATGTTGTCGTCTACCGGCGTGATGTGCCAGCGCCTGATGCAGTACTCTATCATCTTCTTCTTGTCAGCCTTGCCGTCTCCGGTAGCCCATTTTTTTACTGTGCTTACGTTTACGAACTTGGGTTCCGGGAGGCCGAGCTGGGCGCATATCAGATACAATATTCCCCTGAACTCGCTGAGCTTGCGGGCGGCTATGAAGTGGGTCGATACGCATACGTCCTCGGCCACTATCAGCCTGATGCCGTATTTCCGGATGAACCCCACCAGCGTATCGTAGAATACCTTGTGCTGGTTCTCCGCGTTCTTGCCCTTCTTCTGGGTGAAGTTCCACGTTCCGGCCTCATGGACCGAATAATAGCCGCAGTGCTCCGCCACGTCGAGGCTCAGGATATGTTCTCTCGCTATTTCCTTTTCATCGTTCATCTATATATGAAATTCCGTTTAGTTTGCTTACCACTGTCCGGTAGGGGTAGCCTTCGGCGATGTTCCCGTGGCTCACTACCAGTGCCGTCACCTCCAGCCGGTTAAGGGCGTCAAAGATGCTCGAAAGCCCCTGTTCGTCTACCGCTTCGAGGATTTCGTCAAGTACCAGCAGGTCCAGCCCCTTCCCGTCGTCGCAGTCGGTGTTGGTCAGCGTGTGCATGGCCAGTATGCTTGCCAGTTCCACCCGTGCCCTTTCGCCTGCCGAGAACTTGTCGAACGAGCCGCAGTCCGTCCCGTCACGCAGCAGGGAGATGGAGATCTTGTCCCTTGTCTTGCCGCTCTTCAGGGTGGTGTAGCCCGAGAAGGAGATGCGGATGTCGCTGCCTATGGATTCCAGGAACCCGTTCGTTATGTGGTTCAGGGCCTCTATCTTGGTGTTGGCCAAATAGGTCTTGAACTCCCCAAACAGGGCTTCCTGTACCTTGTATGCGTTCAGCCGTTCCGCTGTCTTCTTCCGTTCCTGCTCTGCTGCCGCCAGTTCCGCCTCATATTTCTCCAGGCTTTCCTTCAGGCTGGCGGTCAGGTCGGTGTCCTTCCGTTCCTTCAGTGTCTTCAGGGAGTCCTGGTAGGTTTCTATGGCAGCGTCCGCGCTCTCTATGGCGAGCCGGTGCCGGGAAATGTCGTCGCTGATGCGTTTCCCCGCCTGTTCAAGAATAGTGAAGACGATGTCGAACAGGTTGGTCCGCAGCCTGTCAATCTGTCTTACTGTCCGGTTCACCTCGTCTGCCTGTGCTTCCCGTTCCTGTTCCGCCTTCTTCAGTTCCGAGGCCATCCGTGCGCTCCGGGCTTGTGCGGCATACATGACGTCGGCCAGCCCCTTCTCCTGTACAGCCATCATCCTCATCTGTTCCGAGGCGTGCTGTTCCGCCTTCTCGAACCCGTCGGCAGCCCTCTCGCATCCCTGTATTTCGGAGTCTATCTCCTTCATGGTTGTCCGTCCGTCTTCCAGGTCCTGTTTCAGCCGGTCCACGTCATCGTCGCTGCCCAGCAGGAACTCGTGCTGGCATTTGGGGCATACGATTCTTCCGGCCAGCCGTCCTTCCAGTACTGCCAGGTCCTTCGATAGGCTTGTGCGGTCGCTTCTCAGCTGTCTGATGGCTTCCTGTTCCTTCGCGAGCTTCAGGCCGTATTCCTCTATCATGCGTTTCAGTTCCTCGGAGCCTTTCTGCCGTTCCTGTGCTGCCTTGACGTGCGCCGCTTCAGCTTCCCCCTGTTCTGTCATGGCATCCTCTACCGTCTTTTCCATGTCCTTTATCCGGCGGTCGGAAAGGGCTATGGAGGCCGCCAGTTTCCGCAACTGCCCGTTCAGCTCTTCCAGTCGGGCCGTGTAGTCAGGGAAGGATCCGAACGAGTTCTGTGTCACCAGCCTCTTCAGTTCATCATAGCATTCTTTCAGCCCCTTTGTACTGTCTTCCAGCTGTTCCGTTTCCTTTGTCACGTCCTCCAGCAGGTCCCGGCGTTCTTCCAGTGCCCTGATGGAGGAGTTGTGTTCCCGGATGCTGGCGGTCTTCTCGGTGATGCGCTGTTTCCATTCCGCCATCTGTTCTTCCGCACGGCGCTTGCGGTCGGCTGTCTGGGATACGGCTGCCTCTATCTGTTCTTTCAGCGTTTCCGTTTTCCCTTGCAGCACGGCCACTGCGGTGTTCTGTCCGTCCAGCTCCTTCTGTACCTCCTGCATGTCGGCCTGCAATATGGCGATGCTCTCGTCCACCAGGTTGCCGTTGCTGAACCGGTTGATGATTTCCTTCTTCTCCCTGTCGCTGCATGACAGGAAGGAGGTGAACTTGTTCCTGCACAGGATGAAGTTGGCATACAGATCATCCTTTGTCAGCCCTATGGCTTCCAGTATGTAGCGGTTATAGTCCGCAACCGATGCCTGATGTACCTGATGATCCTGGTCGTCTGTCTTTGGTTCTTTGTATTCCAGCACCTTCACTGCCTGCGGCTGCTTGCGGAAGATATGTCTGGAAACCTCCATGGTCTGTCCGGTGCTGCCGTTATAGAGTGTCAGACAGATGACGGCCTCGTTCTCGGCGTCGTTCACTATCTCTTCCATCTTCACCTTTCTCAGCGGCTCTCCCGTCAGTCCGATGGCGATGGCCTCTATCAGGGCCGACTTGCCCGAGCCGTTGCTGCCCTGCGAGTCGTTGTCCCGGTTGTTTCCGAATATCAGTGTGGTGTATCCTGTGCTGGGTGTGTAGTCCAGCGTCTTGAAGGCACACAGGTTAATGGCGTGTATATGTCTTAGTGTCCACATGTTCAGTTGATTTTGTTAAGGTATTCCATTCCCATTCTCCGGTCCGTCCCCTTGGCGTTGCAGAAGTTCCCGTATTCCTCGCAGATGCCGGTCTTGTCGAACTTCTTTTCAAGGGCGTAGGCGGTGTCTGCCATATCGGACTGCCCGGTGTCTATCTCCACCTTCACGGCTCCCGCCTCCAGCAGCTGCCGCTTGTCTATTCCTGCGGCTTCCGAGGGCTGGCAGTGCACGCGTACCTTCACGCGGTATCGTCCTTCCTTCTTCAGCCGGACCAGTTCTTTCTCCAGCTCTTCATCCGTTCCGCCTGCCTGGATGTCGATGGTCCGGTAGCGCACGTTCGTCTGGTTCTTCACGAACTCGGTGCTGCCGTCGCTGTACAGGATGGTGTAGCCCTTCTCCTCATCCTCCCCGAAATTGTGCTGGCGGGAGCTTCCTATGTATTCGATGTTCGTTCCCGGTATCTTCTTCCGGTCATGGTAGTGTCCCACCAGCACCTTGTCGAATGCCTTGAACAGGGACGGGGAGAGGTCCTTGTCGTTCGGCTGGGAAAGTCCTCCGTTGATGCCCTCGTGGATGTACAAGATATTCTGGAACTGTCCGTCACACATGTTGTCGGCTATCCGTTCGAGCCGTTCGGGGAAGCTGCCGCCTTCCGGGAAATAGCTCATCATGATCACGCGGATGTCCTTGGAGAGTTCGTATACGGTATATTCGCCCACCACTTCCACGTTCGGATGTGCTGCGAACACATGGCTGTATCCTTCTACAGCCTCCTGGTCTACCTTGCAGTGGTTACCTTCCGCGATGACCAGGTATATGTTGTGTCTGCGTGCGGCCTTGATGGCCCAGTCCACTGTCAGCAGCACGTCCAGCGTCTGCGATGAGCGCGACTGCCAGAGGTCCCCGCCCAGCAGCACGGTCCTGATGCCCCGTTCCCGACATACGTCCAGCATTTCCACCCAGTTGTCCGTAAAGCCTTGCAGGTCGTCTTTTGATATATGTATATCGTTGATTAATAAATACTTCGGTTTTGCATTCATATCTTTCATATAGGTATAGGAATAGCTAAGGGCGTACACGTGGTTCGTTGAAGAACAAGGTGTACGCCCGTTCAAGTGATACAAAAAGGTTCTTGATTAGTCGCGTCTTCTTGCAGGCCGGTTCTGGCGGCGGTCAGATCTCACGGCCGGCTCGCTGGTATCGTCGTTATAGGCGCGTCTGCTGTCGTCCTGGGATTCTTCGCCTTCGTCGGTGTCATCGTACCCGTCTTCGGGAGCTGTCGTCTGGGTCTGTCCGTCCACGCCTGCATTGTTGTCAGACTTGGCTACCTCCAGTGCGTCCATCACCTCTTCCAGCAGGCTCTCGTTGGTCTTGGAACGGTGATCTCTAACCGGAAGCTGGTGTACGTCGATGAACTCTCTGATGGCGTCTCTCAGGTCCCGTCCTTCTTCGCTGCGGTCCTCCACGCCCTTGCGTTTCAGCCGTTGCATCCATTCTGTCAGGTCCTCGATGGTGTCGCCGTTGTTGCTGTCGCCGTCTTCTCCCTTGGCATCATCGTTTCCGCCCTTCTTGCTGTCCTTCTTGTCGAAGCTGAAGTGGCTCTTGTCGTCGGCGGGCAGTTCCATGCTTACCCGTTCGATGGCATCCTTCATCTCCTGCGTGTCCATCACGTTGATATAGTGCTTTGCGTCAAACTGCTTCAGGAACTCGATGGTGGCTTCCATGTGATAGCGGGAGTAGCGGTAGAGCACGTCCGGCAGTCTGGGTGCGTCCATCAGGGCCTGTACTTCCTGTGCGTCCAGTTCGTCCGTACCGCTCAGCACGTCGATGTTGAACGAGTAGCTGGTTCTCTTGTTCTCGTCCTTTCTGATGATTTCCACCGGGTATGCGGCGTTTACCGACGAGATGGGGCACGGGGTCTTCGGGTCCTTCTTGCGCAGCTTGTCCCAGATGCTGAGCTTCAGGTCTTCCAGGTCCTTGTACTGCGAGTAGGAAAGCGTCAGCATCTGGATGCCGTCCTTGCGCTTGTTCATGTCAAGCACATACACGGCTCGCTGGCTGTCCCATTTCAGGCCGTTGTAGTAGCCCGATGCCGCAATGGCATCCATGAGCTGCTTGTCGTTTCCGTAAAGCTGTCTGGCAATGTCCACGTAGGTGTCGATAAGGTCGGTTTCCATGCCTACCATGCTGGCATGCACCACGTTCACGTACATGATGCTGTTCTTGTCCTTCTTGCCGTCCGAGTTGGGGCGGTCGAGCTTCATCAGCATCGCCTTCAGGGGGTATTCGTATCCCTTTCTCGGCAAGGAGTAGTTGCCGTCCGCGTCCTTCACGGGAGCGAGAGGCAGGATGCGCAGGGGGTAGGTTCCCGCAGCGCTGATGGTGAACCGTTGTACTTTCGCGAACGACCGGTTCTCGTCCGCGTTCTTCTGCAAAGCCTCTTCGTAGGTTTCTTGCAAGCCCGTAAAGAGGTCAAACGGGCTCATTTGGGTCAAATCTTCCATTTTGGTTAATGTTTGGATTTGAGAAGAAGATCTTGCCACTGTTCGGTATAGGCCCCTGCCCATGCCTCCTTGGCTTCAGGCAGCTTCAGGGCGTCCCTTGCGGCTACCTTTATGTTCCATTCAGTGGCTGCGTAATGAACGATACTCTCAACAATCTCGTTCATCTCATTTGCTCTTTCGTTCTTCAGGTTGAAGTAGTTGTACTTCTCCCCGTCCGAAAGTGTACAGGTATGTACGGGAGCGAACATCTCCTCGAAATACCTGTAGAGGGCATCTACCGGCGGATGTGAAGGCAGTTTCTCGGAAATCGTCTTCAGCACCACGCCAAACAGATACTTCAGCTGTGGAAGGGACTTGTTTTTCTTATCGTCGAATATCAGGACGGTGTAGTCTCCGTCCTTCAACTGGCCGATTGCAAGACCGGTCTCTTCCATTTCTGCCTTACCGTCCTGCACAATAAGGCGGGTCTGTGCGTGCAGCATTCTGTAGTTATTGTCTCTAATCGGATACAAATATAGATAGTGTCGGATTATTATCCAAAATTTTTTGGAACATTTTTAAAACTATTTTTATCCATATCTGGTTATCAGTATATTAGCATGTTATTTGTATCATATCCGACAAATGCCCTGTAGAATATGGCTCCTACAGGGCATTTGCGTCCGCTTATCTGGTGAACCGGTAGGTGATGTCCTCCAGCTCCTTCCCGTGTACGGCGTAGAACCGCTGGTTGGTGTCAGGCGATTCAAGGCCGCCCCTGGAAGGGATGTACGGCCCCAATTTGATGAAATCGAAATTCTCCAGCCCTATGTGGGGCGAAAGCTCCTGTCTTCCGCTGTACCATGCCGTCTTCAGCTCCGGATAGCTGTCCTTCACGAAGAATGCCAGCTCGTCCACTTCCTCCGGAGCTGCATCCCCTCCCATGAAGGCCACGCAGCTCACGCCCCGGCATCTCTCTATCAGCAGTCCCAGCTCCACGGCGTCCAGCGGCTTTCCGATGTCCCTGGCAAGGTATGCGCTGTGGCATCCTTCGCAGTGGCAGGGGCAGTTGGAGATGTTGATGGCAAGAGTCACCTCGTCCGGCACTTCCGAGAACACCACCGCCACATCCACATATTTAAGCATCTTCACCTCCTTCTGTCTTGATCTGTGACCTTCCGTCGGCGTAGATCCGGTCGCCTTCCTCTGCCTGCCGGTCGTCCCCAAAGGCGCTGACAGGGCGCAGGTACCCGATGATGCGGGTGTACCGCGTGATGTGCCGGCTTCCGCATACAGGGCATGCGTCGATGGGGGCCTTCACGATATGCCCGCAGTCTTCGCACTTGCTGTTGGGCACGTTGAAAGTGAAGTAGTTCGTCCCGTTCTCGATAGCAAAGTCTATCAGCTTCAGGTACTGCGCCTTGGACAGGTGCGCGTCCATGTTACAGTGCAGAGCCGACCCTCCGTCCGTAAACTGGTAGGTCTGTTTGCCGTGCAGGATGAACTTGTCCAGTATCGGCGTGTTGTCATGGGCGTTGTAGAAGTAGCTGTTATACAGGTTCTCGTCTTCCGGCACCCAGTATCCGTCCTCCTTGTCCCATCTGTAGTTCTTTCCGCCCAGTCCTTCTGCCGGCACCACTTCGCTGTTGAACAGGAACGGACGTTTCTTGTCGTGTATCGAATGCAGCCGGTTCTGTTCCTTAATGGTGCCAAGGATGAGTTGCAGGAATCCGATGTATTCCGGGTTGTTCGACACTTCCATGCCCAGGAACCGCGCCGCCTCGTTCAGTCCGTTGATGCCGATGGTCGAGAACAGCTTCTTTACATAGATATATCCGCCGTTGGAGGCTGCGAACATGCCCTTGTCCTCTTCGTCATACAGCATCGTCTTGAAGGCGATGTGGTATTTGTACACTCTGTCAAGGATGCCTGTCAGGTAAGCGGCAATCTCTGTCTTGTATGTCTCCCATCCAGGTTCGTTGCCTTCCTTGCTTCTCCACCAGTCCTGTATGATTCTATTGATGTTCAGCGTAATCACGTTACAGCTGCCGGTCATCACACCAGTAAGACCTGAAGTGGGGTTAAAGGTGTTCTCTTTAAGCTCGTTGCGTAATCTACAGCAAGAAGCCAAGCTGTCTGCGCTGTCAGAAATGTAGGTAAAGAACGAATGCCCTTCCGCATACATTTCCGCACAGAGATGTTTGTATTCCTTGTGGATGATGTCTTTGCCGTCATGTACCATTGCCAGTGTTTCTGCGGGAAACGTCAAAACCTGTGTCAGGCGTACCTTGTTAAACCACTTCATGAACATCCGCTGAAGAACATCCACCGCTTCCCACTCCGGCTGCGTTCCGTCAGGATAGTAGAAGTTGCCGAAGAGGGAGCCGAAATACGTCTTGTCATAGTACGACACATTCACGAACGGACTCTGGAAGCCACGGTTGCTGGCCGGCTGGTTCACGCCCCACACAAACTGGTCGAAGGCGTCCTCCACCTCGTCCCTGATGGTCTGCTGGCGGATACAGTGCCCATTGGTGATGACGGTATCCAGTTTCTTGTACCAGTCCTTGCCATAGTCCGCTATCACGTAGTAGTTCAGGGCAATGAAGTATTCGCCCAATGCCACCGCCCCCTTGCACTGGCTGGACAGCAGGAATACCAGGTTCACCACCTGTCCGCTGAACGAACGCAGGTGCGAAGGCTTCTTGGGAGTCACGCCGTCGATGTTTCCTACCCCTTCCTGCATCATGGGATAAAGACTCACCGCCATGCAGTATTGCTTCAGTACCGGCGTGTTGGATTCGTCGTGGCAGTAGACGATATGGTGGTTCAGGTCCTTCTCGTACTGGTCGGCCAGTTCGGGGTACATGTCGTTCAGCTTGTCCTTCATGCGCTGCCGCTGGATGATGCGGTTGGTCGTCTTGTACACCTCGCCCTCCATGTTCGCCACGTTCTTCATCGTCACGTTGGCGTTCGCATCCGTTTCAGAAGCGGTGGCGGCGTTCGCATCCGAGCAGCTGTACTTGTCCATATAGTCCAGCCGCTCCCGGATGAAGCGGGCTGTGTTGTGCTGTTCCCGGTACAGGATGAATGCCTTGGCCACCTCGTAGTGTCCGCATTTCATCAGTGCCTTCTCCACCAGGTCCTGTATGTCCTCCACGAACACCACCCATCTTCGGGTAATGCCGGGCAATGCGTTGGATACTTCGTCCAGCACCTTCTCGTCATACTGGACGGACTGGCTGTCGAATGCCTTTCTGACAGCCGCCTCGATTTTGTCCAGATCAAAGTCCACGATCTGGCCGTTTCGTTTCTGTACTTTCATGATGTCTTAGATTAAATGTAGCTTTTTGAAGTCCTCGTATAATGGAATAGCCAATTCTGCGGCCTGGGGGTGTGGCGCACCCGTAGTTCCCAGTGCTCTCAGGTCAAAGAAGTGCTGCCAGTCCGATACAAAGCCTGTCATCACCAGTTCGGTCTTCAGGGCGGTGGGGAGTACGGACCTTGCCTGCTGAGGTTTCCAACCAGATTCAATTAAATCTAAATAATCTCTTTCAGCATTATTCAGACTGGCAATGAATATACTTTCAGGAGACTTGTCTCTAATTACAGTATGATAAGGTCCATACAGAGCAAGTTTGCTATCATCAAGAAAACAAGGTTTAATGAAAGTAATTTCATTATCAAACTTATCTTTAGCATAGTTACAATACAATTAGTTAATATTCAAGCTCTTTATCTTGAACTCTCTGAGTTTCCTCAGAGTATCGGACTATATCACCATCCTTTACAGGATGTCCAGCACTCGTGTCAGTATTATATTCTATGTAATCTAGAACCAGCTTTTCAAATAATGCCCATGATTTCTCAGAACATATAAGAACAGGTTCACCTTTTTATTAATTTTTATAAACATAGTTTCAACTGTTAGTCTCTGAACCTTCACACTTTGTTAAAGGTGTGCTTGGCTGCTGATTAGCATGATTTAATACTTTTCTACAAAATTCATATAGTTGTTCCATTGTCATAACGTGTTTACTTAAATTAGCTTGATAAGTTACCCATTGAATATTTCCTTTAACATACCCCTTAGAAGAATCTATTCTATCAAGAGAAGCTTCTTCTATATTAGGAATATAATCTCCAGTAATAGCACAGATTTGTTTTTGCTCTTGAAATAAATTCCATAGATATTCTATAGATACTTCAAAAACATAACCTCTTTTTTCTGCTGACCTTCTTAGTCTAGTATGCTCAGTAAGAGTTAAGCCTCCAACCCTACCATTAGTTAAAGTTGTTTGTAAAGCTCTTTCTTTTTGAGCACACTTTTCGCACTGAAAATCTCTATTTTCATAGAGAAGTCCTATAGGTAATTTATAAGCTTCAGTTCCGCAATCACATCTAACTTTATAGTAGGCAGTAGAATTTCTATATACTGGTCCTTCTATAACAGTCCAATGCTTATATTTAGAACCTATTTCAAGCATAGTAGTTCTTTTTCTTCTAGAACAAGACTTACAGCTAGATGATTTGCCATTACGAAGAACTGAAGCATTTACTTCACTTATAGCTCCACACTTACACTGGCATTGTATATACCTAGCTTTGTTTCTAGATGGAACATCTGTATTTATTACAGTCCAATCTCCAAATTTATCACCAACTTTAATATCCAATTTTCTCATAGTTATATTTCTTTTTAAGATTATTGCTATGGAAAGGTTAAGAATAAATTTAGATATATTCAAACTTTTAATAAAAATATTAAATTTTAGCTTTCCAGCAATTCACTGGATTTTCATAATAGATTACTCTATTAGGCCGCTATTGCTCTATAACGGGTGCTTTCCTGAGCAAAAGACATCACTCTGTGTCTTACAAATTCATGGGAACTCCCCCTGTCACATACAAAGTGAACAGTGATTCTCTTCTCATGGAACTCTGTAGGTTCACACAAATATTGTAGAGTATGAAGTAAATCTTTCTCTATGAGAACCCTATAATTAGAGGTAACATACCAACAATCTTCCGTTCCTACTCCCCCTGTCTTAACCCATGAGTAGGGATTATCAACAAACCAATGTGCAAGAGCTTCATTTTCAAATTCCCCATTATCAAGCATTTTACCAAAAGGTATTTTAAGATACACAGTACCATGCTCCAACATAGCATAATGCTTGCTATTAATCATCCTATCCACGAAAGGTTTAGCTGAATCTTCTGTTATCTTGTCTTCCGACTTGTAGCAGGTTCTTCCTGCCAGTTCTATCATTTGCAGCACTCCGTCAATGCCAGGCTGCTGCTCCAAAATTGTATAAGATGGTTTGATGATTTTCATAAATGAATGTAATTAAGTAAATGAATGACAATGTCTTGCCGCCTTCATCCGGCAGCCTGCCCCTATAGAGGCGATGAAGCCACATTGTCAACATTCCGCATAACAATGTGGCTCATTCCAAAAAACCGATAGATATGTTCAGAATACTTCGAAAATGAAGCAGAGGATGCGCCGTGCGCCTTACTGTTTTAAATCTGACTACGATAAGAGGTTCAAATGATGTTGCAAAGATAGCGAAACATATCAATATACCAAACAAATAGCCAAAAATAAATAGTTAAAATGACATAATTCAGAATATCATTTCCAGACACCTGTTCTTTTTGAGCCTGGCATAGTAGATTTCCTTCCTTACGTCCGTGCGCTTTATCTTCTGGTGGTACAGCCCGTACTTCCTGTATGCCGTCAGCGCCCGCCAGAACTTGATAGTCCTGAACAAAGGGTGTCCGCTGATGTAGCATATCGCCTCTATCAGCTCCACGGGTGGCGCCGCCTTCCTCATCATGGCCGTCACGTCCGTTATCAGCTCATACTCCATCGGGGTTTCGTGTTGCAGCAGAAACCCCACGAACGTTTCCTTGAACTTTCTTCTTGGAGGCTTTTTTCGCCTTTCTCTTCTTGGGGGCGGGGCAGGGGGTGCCTGCTGTTCTGTCTTCCCGTCTTTCGTTTCCCTCTTTTTCATGTGCGTGTCTGTCGTTGATGGCCGCCTGGCTCTGCATGTCGCGGCTGATGTTGATGATGTTCATGTCGTCAGATGATATAGGTAAGCAGGAATCCGATATACTCGCTGCACCCTCCGCTACAGTAGTCCACCGTACACGTGCGGGAGCCGCCTTTCATGATGCAGCGCCAGTAGCCTACGCCGTGCGCATAGCTGATGTCATGTCTGGGAGGATCCACCGTGTTGGGCAGGGTGAAGATAGTGCCGCTGTGGTGGGTGTGCAGCCGTCCCTGGATACTTACCACGTTGCCCACCTGTCTCACGTAGAGCTGGGTGGTGATGCCGCAGTTCTGTACCTGCATCGTTATCCACCCCGTGTCCTTCGAGTTGGTGCCCACGCCGTTGGTCACTTCCTGGCCGTCGAGGTACATCTTGCCTGTTATCACCACATCCCCGTCCAGCACGATCCGCCCCACGCGGTTCCTGATATAGAAGTCGGTGTCGGCAGAGCTGAGGTAGCCCACGTTGGCCATCACCTCCCTGTTCTTGTCCTTCCAGGCTACGCAGGCCGTCAGTGTGCGGTCGGCTTTCCCCAGTGTCGGATGCACGAGCGCCAGCATTCCGGCCCCGCTGCCGTCCACTTCCATCGTCCCTGTCACCGCCACCGTCTTCGAGGCCCCGTAGATTCCCATCAGAATGCCGCCCTTCCCGTCGCCCACAAGGGTGTTGCGGAAATACTGGGTGCCTCCGTTGTAGCCCGTCACGTTGATGTTCAGCGTACCTCCGTCCGAGGCCGCCGTGTAGTTGCAGAGGTGCGTGCCTGTCATTCCCATGCTTCCCGCCTTCAGCAGGTCAGTGCTCAGTCCGGCCTTGAACGTGCCTCCGTCCGCGCCTATCACGCCCGCCAGCACGCCTCCCCGGTAGAAGCAGATGTCACCCCCGCTTTCCATCACTATCCTGTCCGTAGTGCCTGTTCCGGGGAATGCAGCCTGGATGACGGCCTGACCGTCCTGGATGCCGGCGCTGAGTGTCACTCCTCCGTTCTTCACCGCCACTGTCTGTCCCGACTGAAGTCCGCTTTCCGCCACTACCGGTCCCTCGAAGACCACCTCGTTCTTTACCCTTTGCGAGGCGTAGCTCCCGTCCGTAAGCAGCGCATGCCGGGCGAAGAAGGCATCCTTCAGCCTCAGTGCCGCTCCCGTACTGTTTACGGCGATGGACTGCGGCACCTTTCCTGTCAGCACGTCCACGCTCCCCGGTACGCTGGTAGCCGCCACGCATCCGTAGATGTGCCGCCCCACCTTGCTTCCCGAGTCTGCATAGGGCACCTTGTCCACCGAGTTGGCCTCGTAGATGTACACCGGCCATTTCCCGATTCCTGTCAATCCGGTACAGTAGCGCACCTTCCCGTTCAGATAGACGTACCCCGCCGACAGCGTGTTCCCGTCCACCTTGCAGCCGCTGATGATGAAGTTGTCGCATTCGTCGAATATGCTGGAAAGGGACAACGCCAGGTCCTGCAAGTTCATGAGGTCGTCCACATAGGTGTACCGCCCTCCTGTCTGTGATACAAATTCCTTCATGTTCGTTAGTTATATATTACGATAAATTTCTTTCCTGCCACGCAGTATCTCCTTACGCTGTAGATGATCATCGCCGCCAGTTCCTGTCCCGTGATGAGCGATTCGTCAGGCACCGGGCAGTTGATCACGAAGCTCACGTCCGAGCTGGCGGTCTTCTCGTCCTTCCAGCGGAATACCGTGGCCGTCCCTTCCGCTTCCGTGTGCATCACGCACGAGTCGAGGGTGGCGCCCACCGATTCCCAGTAGAAGGCCACCCCGTTGATGTCCCCGTCCGAGATGGAGATGCGCCCCGTCCTGAAGTACTTGCCGAACTTCCTGTTCAGGTAGTATTCCATCATGATCACCTGCGAGGTCATGGCGGCCTCGATACGCTTCGTGTCGGCCCATTCCTTCCACTGCCTGTTCAGCGTGTCCAGCGGCTTCAGGAGGGACTGGAGGAGCAGTATCAGCCTGCGTCCTCCCAGATAGTGCGGCACCAGCCGGTTCACCAGCACTTCCATGTCAATCCTGTAACTTCTCATCGTCTGTCAGTTTCAAGTTCCAGTGCGATGGCTTCCCTGAACGTGGGCAGGTCGGCTTCCGCGTCCTTCTGCGTGCTCTGCTTGATGTAGCCGCTCGACGAGTAGCACTTCCGGTCTATCTTCTTCAGTTCCCCCAGCACGTCGTTGTCGTCGTACTGGGCGATGAAGATGCCCTGGTCCACTGCCCCGTCGGGATTCACCCACACGTCCGTCACGTGTTCCACCTTCTGTATGGCGTCTATCACCTTCTGGGCGTAGATGAGCGAGTTGAACTCCATGCCTTCGATGAATCCGGTCAGCGCCTTGTCTATCTCGTCATACAGCTCCTCCTTGCTCACCGCCCCGTCATAATAGACCGTCACCCTGGGTACCAGCACGTCGCCCTTGCGGCTGGTCACGTTGCATTTCACTCCGGCGAACTTTATCTGGTTCAGGTAACCCCTTGCGCCGAACAGCTCCGAGTCGTCCAGCCGCGTCATGTCGCTGCCTTCTCCCTTCGCCACCTTCAGCACCAGTATGTCGTCCCTGTACTCCTCGTTGTAGGTCAGCTCGTAGGCCACGTGGGTGATGATGCGCTTGGCCTCGTCTTCCGAGGGGTACGAGAATCCTGTCCCGTCCTCGTTCATCACCAGCGCATCACCATACTGCCATTTCAGCATCGCGTTCGCGTAGTAGGCCGGCGTGCCGTTGATGCGCTTGCCGAATATTTCCGCTATGTCCGTCATGAACACGTCCAGCAGCGTCTCGAACGAATGGATGGCCGCCGAGACTGTCCATGTGAATGCGTTTATCACCGACATCTTGGAGTTGTTGTTGTATTCCGTCAGCTCCAGATACCGGTTGCGGGTCTCCACCGCCTCGTTGTATATTTCCGTCAATGTCCTGCTCATGCTATGTTAGGATTTTCGTATTCGTAGGTTTCGCCGCAGATGTCGAATGACCACACGGATGCGGCGTTCCATGCGTCCTCGTGTGTCATCACGTATATGGCCTCCATTCCGGTGGCTATCGTGTAGTTCCCGTTTTCGTCCCGGTCTGGCTCCCTGTATTCGCCAGCCGGCCTTTTGTCCAGCCTTACCTTGCAGCCCCGCCGCTGGTTGTTGTGCGTGGCTATATAGATAAGGTAGTCGTCCAGCACGCTGTCCTTCTTGTAGTCGATGCCTTCCAGCACCAGCTTTCCGAGGTCCATGTCGCGGATAGGGGAGAGGTCGTCCAGCCTGATACCCTCCATCGTCACCGAGTGGGTTCCCTCCAGCAGCCTCAGTCCCTGCAAGGTCATGTTGTTGCCTCTCATCTCCACCTCGTCCACCGTCATGGGCGTTACCGGCAGGAACAGGCCGCTGACGGTGCTCATGTCCCATATCCGCAGGCTGAAGTCGCCGTACAGCTTCACCCGCCTGTCGTCCGTCACGTTGTCGAAGTAGTGGTGGTACTTCCTGATGGTCGGCTCCAGCCTGATGATGTCCAGCTCGCTGTTGTCGCCCCAGTCCACCGTCATCGTCCCGTCCCCGGCCATCCACAGTTCCATGCCTGTCTGTTCGGGAGCCAGCCTGATGATGCACCTCAGCTCCTGCCCGGGCTGCTTCAGATAGACGTGCCGTGCCCCGTTTACGGGTGTCATGTTCTGGCTGGCAAGCTGGGAAACGATGCTGCTGTGGGTCACGAATGCCTCGTCATGATAGAGTTCCGTGCCTCCTTCCAGTTCCGTCTCGAACGACAACCACGGGTTGTTCAGCATCAGGTCAAACAGCCCTTCCACCGACCCGTACAGCGCCACCGCCACGTCGTATATGTTCTGTCCTTGTCTTGTCTTATACACTTGCATCTGCTTCTGTAAAGTCTAAGTCCAACATCAGTTCTCCGGTCTCCGCATCGTATTCCGCTCTGTTCACATACACCTTGTCGGCGGCAAACTCCGTCTGTAAGGTGTAGGCCAGCACACTGTTGTTCAAGGTCGAATGCAGGAACCTTATCAGTCCTACCCCGCTGGTGGGGTAGCGGTAGTTGTTAGAAGGCACGCATTTCAGCAGCAGGTTCCGGTTCTGGATGTTGGCCGGTATGTTGCGGAAGTCAGATACCTTCCCCGACCATATCTCCATTTTCCCTTCCGCCCCATTCATGCGCAGCAGGTAGGTCCCGTCGTCTACCATGGGAAGCTGGCAGGCCTTCAGCTGTCGCCTTCCGTCCCCGTACATCACCGCTTCCGCATCGAACCATTCGCTGCCGTTCACGGGGTTCATCACATACGACTGGTGCAGTTCGTCACTGTACTTCACCGTCCGTATCTTCATGGGTTTGTACACGGGCGTGTACGGGATTTCCGCCAGCATCCCTTCCCGGGCTATGCGGCCAAGGTCAGCGGATGCCGGCAGCCTTACTTCCCCGAACAGGTACACGTCACCCTCCGCCACCCATCTGAAGGGGTAGGAAGGGGCCGTGTACGTGTTCTGGAATACGATGTCGCCCGTATATGTGTTTACGTGTATGTCTTTTCTCATTTTAACCGCAAAAATATAGAATCCAACTGCTGCCGTCACAAACATAGATCAGGGAAGCTCCCGAGCCCACCCACGACGATGATGAATGCGGCTCGCCGCTATTACAGTTTATACATTTCCCTGTAATGGCAGTGGCTCCTCCGTCTTTGTTCTTAACAAACAATATTTTCCCTGTACAGGACGAAGGGGAAGGCAGCGAATACGAACCGCTTGATCCTGACGTGAATATCACAATGTCGTCATTCGCCTTGATAGAGTCAGACGAGCTGCTGATAAAATGTGTCCTCAACGTCACTCCCAGCAGCTGTATCTGTTCCCCGACTCTCGCCTCGAATCTTGAATTGCCGATAGCCTCGATACACCGTCCTTTACCGACATTAAGGCACGAGATGTTCAGCCCCTGACAGACCGTAGTCGTAGCACTCGTATTCACTTCCACCGCAATACCTATACTGTTATCTGCTCTGACTGCCAGCAGCCCCGATGCGTTGCTGTTGTTGATTCTCAGGAAATAGTTACTGCGGATGTTCACTTCGAGGCTGGCGTAGCCCACTCCTGTAGTGCTCAGCTGTGACGACCCTACAGACCAGCCTCCGATAGTCCCCTTGCTGAACGTACATGTCAGCGCGTTCACCTGGCTGGCAGAGAGGCTTCCCGTATAGATGCCTTCGCTGGTGATGTTCGTCAGCTTGTTGCCTACCACGCCCTTCACCGCCTCCGTCGCGTCGAACGATATGGAGCACTTGTCGCTCAGGGTCACGTTCCCCGCCGTATCCCAGCTGATGTTCCCGTTTGCCAGCGAACCCGAGCCGTTCGAGTTGAACACGCTGGTCCCCTTGCCGAACGATGCCTTCCCGGCGTTGTTGATCCGCCAGTATTCGGTACCGCCGTAGGAGCAGTAGATGTCGCCGTTGGACCCGAGATAGATGTCATTGTTGGTGATGTAGTTGCTTCCGATGTTCCAGCCGCCTATGGTGCCTTTGGTGAACGTACATGTCAGCGCATTCACCTGGTCAGCCGCAAGGATGCCCGTATAGATGCCTGTACTGCTTATGTATGTCAGCTTGCTGCCTATCTTGTTCGTCACCGCAGTGGCGGCGATGCTGCTGGCCTTCGTGTCCGCATCCGATATGTTCGCCCATGTCAGGGTAACGCCAGAAGAGAAGGTGAGGTTCCCCGCCGTATCCCAGCTGATGTTCCCGTTTGCCAGCGAACCCGAGCCGTTCGAGTTCAGTGACCATTTCCCTGCCGACTGTTTGATGGTCGCCGTGGAGATGGTGCCCGAAGTGATGTTGTCGGCACATACGGTTCCGCTGTAGATGCCTGTCGGGCCTATGTAGGTCAGGTAGGTCCCCATCAGGCTGGTGTACCGGCTGTTGGCCTGGTTGGCGGAACTTTGGGCGCTGTCGGCGGCATCCTGGGCAGCTCCTGCCTTGTCTGCTGCGTCCTGTGCCGCCTGCTTGGCTTCGTCGATGCCGCCGGTCCACATCAGGGTCACTGACGAGGAGAAACTTACTGTTCCTTCCGTATCCCAGCTGATGTTCCCGTTTGCCAGCGAACCAGAGCCGTCGCTTTCCAGCCGCCATGCCGCGCCCCTTACACCCGAAGGAGCCAGCGTGATGCCGCCCGCTTCCGGGGTAAACTCGCCCGCCGTGTCATTCCTCGTGCCGGTGTACAGGGCGCTGCCGTCGAAGTTCCACCCCGCCAGCTTGCCTTCCGTTTCCCCGAACTGCACGTACCCTCTCACGAACGATGCCGTGCCGTTCTTGTTGATGAACCACGAATACCCTCTCAGTCCGTTGGTGCCCAGCGTAATGGAGTCCTTGTCTGCGGTGTATTCCCCGGCATTGTTGTTCTTCGTTCCCAGCCACATGGCGTTGTCGTCAAACTGCCAGCTCGCTATCATGTTAGAGGAACCTGCCGAGAAGGTGGGTTTCGTACCCTTGTAGCTGATGAAGCCGTAGTCCAGCGGCGAAGTGTAGTACATCGCCACCCCTCCGTACAGGGGTACCCATGTCAGGTGGTTCCCTCCGTCCGTAGGCAGGTCCGTTATGTTGGCGATGGCAAAATACCGGGCCTTGCTGTCCATGCCTATCTGGATGCTCTTCAGCGTGCTTCCTTCGATGTCAAACCCTCCTATGCTGCCCGATTCCGCCGTAATCCGCCCCTTGTATGTGGCCGACCCGTCCGCCATGAAGGCCACGTTGCCCCTTGCGAACGTGGCCGTGCCGTCCGAGTTGATTTCCCACACCGTGTTAGCGTCCGTATCCAGGGCCCTGATATGGCCGTCAGATACGATTCTCAGCAGTCCGTCCCTGGAATAGATCTCGTTCTCCTCGATGTCCCAGCCGCCTATGGTGCCGCCCTTCTCGTCAAGGTGGAATATCTCCCTGCCGCCCTTGTAGCCGAACACCCCGCATGCGTCGTTGGGGGCGGGGCCGATATATACGCCCGTCAGCCCGTCCTCTTCCCAGAGCGTGCCGTGGTCGCCCGTCAGCCGTTTGCCCACGAATATCTTGGGCGTGATGACATACGTGCTGCCGATGGTCGTCTTGTTGCTCTCCCAGTCCTGTATCCAGTCGAGCATGGTGCTTTCCCTCATGACACTGAAGTTGAACCGCGCCGTCACCGTCAGTTCCTCCGCAGGGCTTATGGCTATCTCCACATGCCCTTCCGGAAGGTTGTAGGGGAGATCCGTCAGTTCCACCGTCACATGAAAGTCGTCCTCCGCCACTGTCCGGTATCTTATCTTCTCGTGGCTGGGCGTCACCGTCACCTTCTTGGGGTCTATGGGTAGCATGGTGTCCCCGCAATACAGCGTAACGACCGTCCTGGCATCATCCAGCCGTGGGTTCGACCCGTCAAAGTCCGCCCTTATCACGCACGTGTTGGGTGCCAGCGATACCGAGAACGGCTCGTTGATACAGGTAAGGGTTATGGATGATTGTGCATATATTCTCATTTGGTCGTGTTTGGTTCATGAAAGAATAGCTCCCGCACGCCGTCCGGGTTTCGTTTCCTCGACGGTATGCGGGAGCTTTTTCATAAAAATCCGCAGGTTCAGAACACAAGCTGTTCCGGATACCCTGCCGTATAGTCATATTCCAGCATCTCGTCTGCCGAACCGATGAGGCTGATGTTGAGAAGATGCTGCTGCGTGGTGTCGAAGCACTGGCTGGCATACAGTTCCAGCTGTGTCAGCATGCCCTGAGCGTCGTCCACTCCGAGAGTCACCGGATGCTGCCCATACCACAGGGTAGTCGTCTGTTTTCCTGCTTCCTTCTCGGCTTCCAGGCGGTTCTTCAGGCCGTTACGGGTCAGCTTGTCCAGCCACATCCGTTTCCCGCCCATCTCGAAGCCGTCCACAGCCGGCGAGCTTCCGTAACGCTCTGCCGCCTCCATAAGAAGGCGTTTCAGGCATTCCAGCGGCTTTTCTCCGCGTTCGGGGGTTACCCATGCCACGTCATAGCGCCATTCCGTCCGGGTTTCGGGTTCTGCTCCTTCCACAGGGGTTTCCGTCACCGTCACTTCCTGCCCGTTCTTGGCAATCCTTATCCTGCCGCTCCGGGCCACCGTCACCTGCTCTACGGGCGACGGGTATGCTTCTCTGTTAAACTTGATGAAATCCATGCCGTAAAGGTTTAAACGTCATACTGGCTGCACAGTATTTCGAGCACTTCCTGCGAGCTGGTGTGATAGCCCTCGAAGAAGAAGGCGTTGTTCTCCTGCATCACCCGCATCTTCTTGCCGATTTGCGCCTGTCCTTCCTGTACGAGCCGGAAGAACTCCTTGATTTCCTGGCTGCCGTTGTTGCATATCTTCAGCGACTTCTTTCCGTTGTCTTCCAGCAGGATGAACTGGAAGCGGATGTAGTATTCGCTTTCCTTGTCGTTGTTCACCCGTTTCCAGTCGGTGATGACGATCGTCTTGCCGACCAGGGTGTTTATCTTTGTCACGTCTCCGACCATCTTCTTGATGGTCATTCCTTTTGAATTTTTCATATGGTTCCTTAATTGTGTCAGGTGGTTTTCTATCAGACCTCTCAGCCGTTTGCTGTCGGTCTTCATTAATATTCCCTTGTATCCCGCATAGTGCTGCGGACCTCTGATGGCGCCCTTGATGGCTCTCCTGCGCAGCTCGCCCCTCACATTCACGTACCGAGAATTGTAGTCGTACTTGCAGAACCTGAACCCGTCCTTCACCTTCACTATCTGCCGGTCATCCTTCACGCTCATTCCGAACCGCCCTTCTATGTAGCTTATCTCGAAGTGCATGATGTCAATGACCTTCTGCTTGTCCGTGTCCATGAATATCCGGTTGTCACCGAATCCCGCGTAGAACTGCGGGTGGAACCTCCTGATTATCTCCATGTCCATATCGGCGAGCACTGCCATCGCCAGCAGCTGTGAAAGCGTGCCTCCTATCGGCAGGGTCTCGGTCGCCTTCAGCGTTTCCACAAGAAGGTATCTCGTAAACGGGCAGGTCACCGTCTTGAACAGCACCCCGAGTACCACATCCGACCTCAGCGACTCGTAGAATTTCCTGATGTCGGTCAGTCCTCCGTATGCGTCCGGGTGGGTGGATACGTAATGCCTTATCTTGTTGGCCATGCAGTAGGTCCTGTTGTTGCTCAGGATGGAACGTCCGGTAATGCCGCTGTAGCAGTTCCGCAGTATCAGCCGCTTCAGCTTCTTCTGCAACACGATAAGCATCACGTTCTGCACGCACCTGTCGTAGAGCTCGTAGATGTCCGCCTGCCTGTCCTTGCACCCTTTCTTGCGGATGGTCCTCGGAGTAGGCGGCCTGCATCTGTAGGATCCGTCTTCCATCTCCCTCACTATCCGATCTATCACTTCGTCCCGATGTTCGATGAACTCGGCCCTCTGGCGGTTGTGCGCCGCCTTATTCAGGCACCGGTCCACTCCCATGGAAACAATATATCTGTCCACGAAAAAGCGTTTGAGGTTTTTCAGTTTTCGTTTTGAATTGGCTGTCGACAATTCTCTTAGCAGCTTGTCCCTTACGGTAGCTGTTGCATCCTTTTCCGCATTGCCGCTGTTCCAGTAGGGCAGCGACTCGTAGTCGGGTTGCCCTTGCGCACCGGTGGCCGCAAGGTCTTCGGTTGTGTTTAGGCTTGATGCCTGCGATGAACGATGTTTCCCGTTCTCTGTATCAGAGTGCACCTTTGTGACAGCGAACGCCCCGGCGTAATTGTCATTGCTGTTGCTCAAGGCGTTGTTGCCATTGAGGGTCCGCGCTGACGCATTGGCGTTGTTGGCATTGCAGCCCGCCACCGAAGCGACCTCCTTCGTTCCTTCGCTTTTGGCTGTACCGTTATCCGGGGGTATATCCGTGTCACGCGGAAGGACGGGAGCGCCTTCGTCCCCGGATGCGCAGTACGCCGCAACTGTCGGACAGCCGTTCATGCGGTTGCTGTCCGCTGATGGTATTAACTGTATGTCCTGTTCGACAGTCATGCTTTTTTCGTTTAGATATTTGTTAGAGAATAGGGGAAAGTCACACAAATGGTTTTATGTATGACGGATTCCGTTGTTTTTTGATATATTTATCATTTTCGAGTGTGGGTGAGGCTGAGCCGCCTCCCCCACACGCTTTCCGCCGTCGCCCCTCGGAGCCAAGGCCCTGACGGCTCAGTCGCCGCCCGGCCTTATGCCCTGCCTCCTGTCCGGCCTCACGCCAGGCGCAGGGCAGGGACAGCGAACGCCCCGGCGTAAGAGTCAGCGCCGTGGCTCAAGGCGCGGTCGCCACTGAGGGTCCGCGCTGACGCATTGGCGTAGCTGGCAGCGCAGCCCGCCACCGAAGCGTTCACGGCTTCATAGCCCTCAGCTGGAAGGTTGTTCGTGCCCACGCCATAGCAGTTGCTCCTCCACACATGACACACTTCGTGTGAATGGCTCCCGGCTCCTGTCGCCAGGTAGCAGAACAGGGATGCGTTATAGTCCGCCTTCGTCACCCATCCGTTGCCGGTCGCCAGGTTCCTGTATTTGCATTGCAGTCCCTTCAGCACGGGGAATGCCGTCCCTATGACTCCGTAGCAGGAGGTTCCGTCCAAAGGCTGTATGTCCTTTACGTCATCCGCACACCATACGCTCACGTAGTATTTGCCGCCTTCCTTCCGGATACTGTGATGGAAATATCCGATATGCCGGAATACCCCGTCCATCGGGATACACCATCCGCGATACACGCCGTGCGAGAACTTGAAGATACAGGCGGCTCCGCTGATGTCTGTCGAGCCGTTGCATACCCCCGCCTTAGCCGTCAGCTTCAGGTAGATGTTCACCACGGCGGTCATCACTCCGTCAGCCATCCCTTCGCAGTTGGGCACGTTCCGCACTACGAAATACTTCTTCCCAGCCGTCATGCCGGCTCCTGTCGACAGGTCCACCGACCCGTCAGTGATGACCGTCATATTGCCGCCCCCGTCATAGGTGAATACGTTGTCCTTGCTGCCGATATAGTCCGTCAAGCCGGCCTTGGCAATGGCGTCAAGGGTACGCACCGATTCACCGCATTCCGTGAACCCGTACCATGAAGATCCCGCTATACCGCCTATCACCATCTGCCCGCCTGCCGTGGACGAGGTCTTCAGCTGTGCGTTCAGCGCGATGTAGGATGCCGCCCCTTCCGTGGTGATGATCTTCACGCCCGAGTTGGCCGATACCGCATCATCCCAGAATGTCGTCGCCCCCGCAATATCCTGCGACGTACACCCTGTTCCGAAAATGTCCAGTGCGGTCACGTTGAGGGTCTGGCATTCCGCATACATCATGGTGCGGATAATCTCCTCGAAGCCGTAGTAGGAAGCGGCATAGGTGTCGATGGTATTGGCGTCGGCATTCTTGGCCTGCGCATACTGGTAGTTCTGGAAGCCTGTCACATATTGCGAAGGGTACCCGCCCCCGCTCGTCTTCACAGTCTCCTCGAAAAAGGCTATAGGGGTCTTGTATTCTCCGATGGCCGACGTGTTGTAGATGCAGTGGGCCTGCGTCCTTACGTCCCCTGCCAGCTTGCAGTTCACCGTTTCCCACGGAGTGAACGCGAAAGGCTCGTATTTCTTAGAGTAGTGCCCCTGCCATGCCACGGGTACCAGCCCCACGCCCATGCAGTTGGTCTCCGTACCCTCCACCGTTTCCGTGGCCTTCAGCTGGTGTACAGGCACGTCAAACATCAGCATCACGTCCCCTTCGCTTCCGTCAATGGCAATGTCATCCCCGTTGGTCGCCAGGGTAAGCCGTCCCCGTGCCGCCATGTGCTGCACCTGTCCGTCCTTCACGGTAGCCAGGCGGAGATGCCTGCCGACCTCCCTGATCTGCGACACCCCATAGGTCACGGCGGCGGCGGGATCACTGTCCCCGTTGGTTCTCGCAAAGCCCGACATGGGGTTATGGGAGCTCCATGCGTCCATGAAGGCGTTGAGGCGGCTGATGGCGTCACGGGCATCTGCGGTCGCGCCGGCTGCCAGCCCGGCTTCCGTGTTGGCGTTTTCGGCGGCTGTATTGGCATTGGCCGTAGCGGTCTCCGCGACTGCTGCCTTCGCGTTGGCGTTGTCTGCTGCCGTCTTCGCGTTCTGTACGGCATTGCTGACCGGCTTGATGTCCACCCAGAGTGTCCATTTGCCAGTCGTGTCGGTATCAGGGTCAGCCGTGTTGTCGTCTGTCGCTGAGCGGTATATGCCGCTTGTCTTATGTACGAGGTGTCCCATTCGGTAGCCCGTATGTTCCGTCCCTTCCTTGTCCGTCCACTTGTAACCGGACTGCCATGTGCCCTTGTCCACTACAAAGACACCTTTCATTCTTTTTTCTGTCATAAATTTAGATGTTTTAGAAGTCTACGATAAAGTCACATTCATCCTGTCTCATGTGATCTGTCCCGCTGCCGCCGCTTATCACGAGGTCACACTCGTCGTTCTCGGCCACCGGGTACATCATGCCGCCCTGCACGAGAAAGTCCGTCTTGTCATACTGCTTCGTCACCGTATTCCACACGTACAGGTACCCGTCCTCTCCGGCCTTCCACGGGTTGTCGTTCAGTTCCGATGCAAGTTCGGTCTGGGTCTTGCAGGCGGCTGTCTGCTGCATGGCGGCCTGTGCTGCCTTGTTCGCATCCGCCGTCGCCTGGTTTACGGGTGCCCTGTCCACCCACTGCCGCCAGCTTCCTTCCGGAGCCGTGTCAGGGTCGGTAGTGTTGTCGTCTACGAGGGAGGCATAGACCCCGCTCGGCTTGTGCACCACGTCCCCTTGGGCGTACCCCTGGAACTCGATGCCGTCCACCGTCTCCTTGAATCCTGCCTGCCAGTCCCCTCTGTCATGAAAGCCGACTGCCCCGCAATCGACTTCTCCGCTTAATAATGCTACTGCCATATTGTTACATATATTTGATTATCTGATGATTTCTTCTTCTCACTACCCGGTTGGCGAAATCGCTTCCACTGTCCCGCATGACCCAGTGGTTCCTCCGGTGCAGGTTGATCGGGTACATCGCGCCGCCCTTGGCGACAAGACCGCTGTCCTGATACTCGCCCTTCTCCGGGTTCCATACCATCCAGTTGCCGTTACCGCCTACCGTGTTGGGATGCGAGGTGATGTCATTGCAGAGTTCCGTAGCCTGCCGGCAGCTTTCGGTCTGTGCCGCCATGTCGCCCATCATCTGTCCGTGCTCCGCGCCGCGCTGCTGTTCCGCATCCTTGCGTGCATCCTCGGCTTCCTTGCGTGAGGCTTCAGAAGCGGCTCTGGCGGTTTCGGATGCTTCTCTTGTGTTTTCAGCGTTCTGTCTGGCGGTCTCGGCTGCTGCCCTTGCGTGTTCTGCCGCCATCCTGGCCGTTTCCGCTACCGCTCTTTCACCCTCTGCGTCCTTACGTGCCGTTTCAGAAGCCCTTGCTGCCGCGTCAAAGACGGTCCAGTCCTCCTGCTGCATCTCGAACCATGCGGTGCGGCTGTTCTCTGCCGTCTGCCGGTCCTGCTCGGCGGTATATCGCTCGCTTTCCGCTTCTTCCCGGTTCTGTTCGCCCTCCATACGCCTTTGTTCGGCGGTGTCACGTGCCTGTTCAGCCGTTTTCCGGGCATTTTCCGCAGCAATACGTGCATTTTCCGCCGTCACTCTCACATTTTCCGCATTGTCACGTGCCTGTTCAGCGTCCTCCCGGGCCTTTTCCGAAGCTGTCCGTGTATTTTCCGCTTCCTTTCTGGCCGTTTCGGCGGCTCTGGCTGCTGTATCAAAGGCTGTCCAGTCGCTTTTTGCCGCCTCTGCCCATGCCTGCCGTGCCTGTTCCGCCGCCACCCGTCCGGCTTCCTGTTCCTGACGGGCATTCTCTGCCTGAACGCGGGCGTTTTCCTTGGAAGCCCTTGCCTGTTCGTCAGCTTTCCGCTTCGCTTCCGCAGCCTTGCGTTCCTGTTCCGCGCGGTCACGTTCTTCTTCAGCCGTGTTCCGGACCTGTTCTCCGCTTTCCCGTTGTGTTTCCGCTGCCGCCCGTGCATCCTCGGCTGTCTTGCGTTCCTCCTCAGCCGTGTTCCGCCGGATTTCCGCGTCTTTCCGCTCCACTTCTTCACTCCGGATGGTCACGACCTCCTGCTGGAACTCCTTAGAAGTCTCCCGGCATTCCTGGATGGCTGCCTCCGTCCGCTTCAATGCTCCATACACGGCTTCCGCGTCAAGAGGTACCGAGATACGCGAAATGACCAGTTCGGCGTTGCCTTCCGGGTCTTCCGCCCACTTGTTATAGTCCTGTACGCTCGCAAAGGCTATGATGTCGTAGAACCCGTCCCCGTTAAGTGTCAAGGGCGGGATATAGCCCAGCTTGCTCTTCTCGTGGGACTGGAGGTGCTGCTTGATGAACTCCTGCACCGCCGCCCCTGAATACGGCATCTTGTTGTTCTCGTCCACGGCCTGTGGGGTGGAGTTGTGGATGCTCCCGCCCCAGTCCTCGCCGAAGTTGCCGTACCCTATACTGTCAGTTCTGAATTTCTTTGCCATAGTCGTCAGTTTCTAAAATTTAGTTGCTCCACCCTTCGTTGGTTTTCCAAGGGGTCGTATTTCTCCAGAATCCTCTGCCGAAACAGGAAAGGATGGCTTTCCATGCCTCCTTTCCGCCCAGCATCAATACCGGCACCTCCCTGCTCCCGAGACGTACCTCCATCAGGTTCTTCCCGTTTATCCGTATCATTCGTCTATCAGCAGGTAAAGGGTATTTTCGTCAATATGTTCCAGCTGCCTGTAGGCGGCTTCCGTCATGGGCGGACTTACGGTGATGTTGCCCAGCCGTGTCTGAAGGTCCAGGATGTCGGTGGAGTTGTTGTTGATGGCATCCACCATCCGGTTGAACTCGCCGGCTGTCAGTCGCCCGCTGTTGTCCGCCCCGTTGTTTTCCTGCTTGTTGTTGAAGTCAAGCAGGTTGTTTGATTTGCTTGTCATCGTTTAGAATGTTAATGGGAAATAATATGGATATGCGTTGTTTTCTTCGTCCTTGTCGGTCAGCATGCAGGCATACCGGTCCTGTCCCGAAATCTCGTAGTCCAGCGCGATGGACGGCAGGGTAGGATCAATGCCTTCCCTTATCACGTTCCCGTCCTCGTCCAGCACCGGCTCCCACCAGCCCTCCACAGGGTTCTCCAGGTCAGGCAGGTGGTATTTCACCCATCGCACGCTGTAGTGTTCCGCCACGTAGGCCGCGTCAAGCAGCTGTCCCTGATAATATACGTTGGCCGTCAGTATAGTCTGGCAGGAACGGTTGGGACACACCACCCCCTGGCTGGACACGATTTCTATACTGAACCCCGAGGTCTTCTGTCTTCTTACGGTGTGCGCCGCTATGTACATTCGTCCGTCCGCCTGTGTCACTACACACCGGATGTTCAGTATGTTCGTGTCCGTCCAGTAGGCTCCGTTCGCCCGGATGGTAAGGGTCCTGAAGCCGTTCCCTTTGAAGGCCCTGTAACCCTCGTCAGTAGCGTACTCCCACATGTACTTGCATCCGTCGAAGTCCATGCTGCCCTGTGCCGACAGTTCGATTGTCTCGGGTTCGGAATACTGCTCCTCCCGGTTGCTGTCATCTATCAGGGTAAACAGGTTCTCTCCGGTGATGTACAGGTGCTTCCCTTCCAGCATGTCCTGGCTGTCCTGGCTGAGGTTGTTCCAGTTCACTGTCACGTTGTTTCCGAAGGTGATTTTGCCGTTGGAGTCCCACCTGATGTTCCCGTTGGCCAGGTATCCCGACCCGTCAGGACGCAGCATCATGGATTTCGTGCGGCTGCCTATGCTTCCCTGTCCGTCATAGTTCAGTTGCAGCAAGGGGTCCTGGATGGTCCCGCCTATACCGCCCCTGTCAAACCATGCGCCGTATTCCTCCGTATAGTTCATCCTGCTGCCCGTCGGCTGGTACTGGGTTACCGATGTTCCCTTCTCCAGCTGCGGCGAGGTGAAGAACAGCCGGGCCGTTCCTTCCCGCTTGGGCAGGAAGTTGGGGGTGATGATGAGTTTCAGGTAGTCAGGTCCGTCCGTAGGCGGCAGTATCTCGAAGGTAATGCTCATCCGCTTCCATTGCCGCGTGTCTGGTTCTTCTACCAGCAGGTTGTGTATCGTCATGTTGTTCTGGGCAAACAGGATACGGCAGGCCATTTCCGCATACAGCCAGAAGGAGAATGTGTACTTCTGTCCTGCGTGTTCCTCACACCAGGCCGGTTCCTGTGCCGCCATCACGCCCGTCTGCCACAGTTCGTACACCTTTCCTATCCCTGTAGGGTTGCTGATGGCATCCGTTTCCTTCGCCCCATACACCCAGTCGATGTTCATGGAGTTGGTAAAGGCGTTCCTGTGTATCTTGCCTGCGTAGAAGGTCGAGGCAAACCCGTTTTCGTCGCCCGCCGTCAGTGTGCCGGACACGTGTGCCGACCGGGAGGCGAACAGACGCTGCATGTAGCCCCCGTAGCCGTCCAGCGTGCCGAACACAGGGTCATTCACCCCGTCCAGCCTGCCCACCCGCGCCTTGGTGGCTTCCGTGAACGCGCTGACGCTGGACAGCAAGATGACGTTGAAGTCCGCTATCCATATCTCCGTTCCCGCAGCCAGCTCCGGAAAGTCCGCCTTCACCGAGCGCAGGTGCCGTCCCGAATGCTCTATCGTCACGGCGTACAGATGGTACTCCCATTCCTCCGACAGCCTTGTTTCCGCCACCCCGTCAGTCTTCGTCCAGTCCTGGTAGCCTACCGCCAGCCGTCCCGTGCAGGGGGCGGATGCCTTGGCGTAGAACCCTACCAGCACCCTTTCCGGGCTGGCCAGATACTGGTAGTTGTCCTGGCAGATGCCCACCGGGATGTTGCCTGCCGCCCCGTTCCGCGTCAGGTGCAATATTCGGTTCCGCCCGTCCTGGGAAGGGATATATTCCGCCTCCACCGCCCGCTCTCCCGTCACCACATACTGCCGCGTCGGGTCTGTATAGTCCGCGTCCGCCATGCTCTCAGGCCAGCACAGGCTTTTCTCCCGTCCTATGCCGTCTATCACGTCCATATACGGAGCCTGTGCGTCCGACCCCGTCAGGTACAGTGCTCCCGACCGGTCGGTATCCGTCAGGCTGGTCACTCTCGCAAAGTCCAGCAGCTGCCCCTCTTCCGGCACGTCGCCTTCCAGCAGCGCACCGATGAAGTATTCCCTTTCTTCTCCGCTCTCCGGAAGCCGTTCCCTGCCGCATTCGGTTACGCACATAAGGGAGTATATCAGACGGCTGCCGTCCTGGTACTGCCGTCTGACAATGTCCCCCGTGCGAAGCCCCTGCGTCTTCTTGGAATCGCTCGAAAGGGAAATCCTGTATTTTCTGTAGTTATATACCGCCATTTCTTATATCACTTCTTCTACCGTGTCGCCCGAGCACGAGTCGCTTACCCACAACGAGCCGTTCGTTACCGAATGCCGGTTCACCTCCAGCTCGTACACCCTCATTTTCTTGCGTATAGTCAGCTCGTCGAACGTAGCTCCCGTATTGCCCGTCAGCCCGTCCGTCTGTATCTTCCATCCGTTTCCGGCAAACCCGCTGGAGAACGACACCGACCCGACGCTCCCGGTCATATAGGCGTTCCCGTAATGTTTTACGCCGTCATCTATGCCCTGCCAGTACACCGAGTCACCAAAGAATAGCTGTCTGTCCGCGATTCTGGTTTTCGATCCGGCTATTCCTATAGATGTTTTTCCTTCCACCGGCTTGTCGAACTCGTAGAAGTCCGCTTCCGTCGCGAACGCCAGCGTGGCCGACCTCCTGTTCAGCGGGGCAAACAGGCTGTCCGACTCCTTGTATCCGATGTCCGTGCGCACTGTCATGCGTGCCGGCATCGTGTCTTCCGTATATGCCATGCTGCCTTCCAGTGTCAGACGGGTCCCGTCCTCACTGTAAAGCCCCGGCCCGTCTTCGCTATAGAACCTCGCGTACCTGCTGAACACCACTCCCGCATCCTCCGTGCTTTTCTTGTAGGTCTCGATCAGCGTGTTCCCGAGATGGTGGCCTGCCCTGAAGGAGTTCGGGAAGTAGGCATCCCCGAACTTGCCTATCATCCGGTATTCCCCGTCGTCGTCATAGATGTCCGTCTGAAGGTTGATCTGCTGCGTCCCGTCGTCTCCGAGGTTCAGTATCCTGCCCGGAGCCGAGAACGACACCACATTGATGTTCTTCCCGTGCACGACATATTGTCCCTCCACCATCAGGCCGCCCGACAGCATGTCCATGTCACCTCTCAGCAGGGCGGTGCGTCCCTTCTCGAACGTCAGGGTGTTGTTTCCCTCGGCTCCGAATGTCACCCCGTTCACGGCGGCCACCGCCCCCTGAAGGTCCGATGTCCCTTTCACCAGCAGGTTTCCTGCCACCGTCCCGTTCTTCATGGTCCAGTCCACGCTCTCCAGGTTGGCGTTTCCAGAGTGGTAGAACGTCTTGTCGCCCATCGTTATGCCGTCCTTGCTTATCTCGAAGTCACCCAGCCGTATGCTGCCCGTACACTCCACGTCGCCGTCCAGCACGATCTTCATGCCCTTCAGCGTCAGCGTGTCGTTGTCGTAGCTCATCACGTTCTCCTCGTTGATGTACAGCGCGTCCTTCTTCAGGTGCAGCTCCCCGTCTATGGTCACCATGTTCTTGCGTTCCGCAGGATCTTCCTCGTGTGTCTGCCATACCTCCAGTATCTTCACGCCGTTGGCGCCCGCCGTAAAGCCATACTGGGCGTTCAGCTTGCCCGTCATGGTGTCGCCGGTAATGGCCACGAACAGGTTGTTGCCGTTGTCTCCGGATTCGCCGCCTCCTTCTCCTCCGCCGCCGGTGTCGCCGCTTTCGCCCGCTATGGACGATGCCAGCAGATAGGCGGAGTTCTTCATCGTCGTGTTCCTGTAGTCGGCCAGATAGGCGTTTATCCTGCCCTCGTCCGCCTCATATACGGGCACGCCTTCTGCGGTATAGCTCACCTTCATGTATTCGCCGCCCGTAAAGTCGGGGAGCGTTTCACTCTGCGCCCCCAGGAACCCCGCCAGCAGGCGGTTATAGAGGATGTCGAGCGGGCTGCCGGGTATTATCTTGTCGATGTTTGCGTTCAGTGTTGCCATTTTCCGTTATTTAGCTACCTTTACCAGTTTTGTCAGTATTCCCGAAGTGGCCGCCTTGTACGAGTTCACCTTCGCCTGCAATGCCGCGAACTTCGCCACGTTCACCGGAGGCTGGGGTCCCATCATGGTCGGCGTCATCATCTGCGACAGCGCCCCCAGCCAGTCCACCAGCAGCGCCGCCAGCTGGTTTCCGAGCACGGCAGGCTCGTTGGCGCTGGCCTTGCCCAGATACACGGCGTCGCTCTTCACGGCCACTTCCATCGAGTCGAACTTCACGCAGCCCTTGTCCGCGTCCAGCGTCATCGTGCCCTTGTCATATTGCGCCTGCCATTTGTCCGCGTCCAGCGTCTCCACCGTCTTCTCCCCGAAGCGCTGCTCCGCCTTATCCGCATCCATCAGCAGGGATGCCTTGTCCCTTACGGCCTCTATCTTTTCCGCAGTCATCTCCAGCGTGCTCTGCTTCTCGGGTTCTTCCCCGGTGGCCGCTATGTGGAAGATAGAGGTCGGCGTGTAGGTGGTGTGTGTATGGGTGCCCGTCTTCTCCAGCTCGTCAAAGTCAGGCGAGTCCTCCGTCATCTCCATCTCCTCGGTCTCGGTCACGCCCACCACCACCTTGCTGTGCGCGTCCACCTGTACCGTGTCCGCGTGCGAGTACTGGATGACGTATTCCCTCAGCGAGTCGGGGTCCGTCGCTATCACCACGTCAGAGTAGAGGTACGGCAGGATGAACGTCCCGCCCTCGTTGTTCTGGATGGCCGACAGGTAGACCCCTTCATGCAGCCCTACCGGCGTGCCGTCCTTGATGGCCTGCGCCGCCGCCTCGCTGCTGCTGTATTCCTGCACGTCCACCGTCCCCAACAGTTCGTCCCCTGGGTCGGTGTGCACCTTCACCACATAGCCCGGTATCCGGGCGGTATGCTTGAAGGTGCCGTTCGAGTTGACCATCCTGTGCAGGGCTATCTCCCGGATGGCGTCGTATATGGCGCGGTTTGCGCCCAGTTCTGAGTGTGTCATTTGCCGTCTGATGTTTTTGGTTTGGCGATGCAGTAGGGCAGCTTCAGTGTCTGCCTGAATCCGTCCGTACCGAATTTGGTGTTCACTTCCTCAATGAGATACCATCCGTTCTTCTCGGGCTGCCGGGTGTCCAGCAGCTCCACCTTCATTCCCGACTGAAGGTGGCATGTCCCCATGCAGGTCTCGTACTTGTCCCCGAAGATGCGCAGCGTGCCTTCCACGCCGTTCATGTTGTACGAGTCGAAGTACGCCTGCGCCTCCTGTATCAGCTCCTCCTCGGTGATGTTCAGCTTGGCGCTGGTGAACGGGATGATGTTGTACTGGCTCAGGTCCACGCGGTCCTTCACTCCCGACTTCGGCACTGCCCCCATCTTCATGGCCTTCTTGCTCAGCTTCGTTTCGTTCAGTATCTGGAATTTCTTGTGCTCCGTGTCGTCCTTGCCTGTCCATTCGGGGTTCAGGCGGATGGTCACGCTGTACTTCTTCTCCTTGCCGCCCTCCATCTTGAAGCCTTCGGCGGATACCGCCAGATACTGCGGGTCGCTGTTCATCATCGTAAGTCCGTCGTCCGCCACGTGGTAGTCGAACTGGATGACAGGTATCTTAGAGCTGCCGCTGTCATTCACCAGCGATTCCTTCGTCTTGGTGGAAAAATACGAGCGTCCCACCTTCAGCTTGGGCTTGCCGTTCCTGTCACAGCGGATAAAGCTGTACAGCTTGTACTTCGCCCAGTAGGTCAGCAGGTCAGCCACCGTCCAGTCGTCCGTAATGGCTATTTTCCCTATCCTGATGTCACACGAGGCGGTATCCTCGTCCAGCTCCAGCCCTGTACCTTCCAGCTGGTAGTAGCGCTTGTCGTTCCCGTCAAGGAACATGTTCACGCTGGCATTCAGGATAGGCGGGGTCTTCCGGCACGTCTTCCGTTTCAGTGCGCTGGCAAGGTTCTCGCATTTCAGCTCGATGGGGGTGGATGCGCTGCACTTCACGATATATCCGTCAAAGTCCGGCACGCTGTCTCCGAACGCCTTCTCCTCCATCATCTTCAGCCGCTCCTTCCGGTCCTCCACGTATTTCCCCCTGCTGCCCTCGTCCCGGTAGTACCCCAGGTAGATGCGGATGCGCTGGCCGGTCCTGAAGTCCGCAGGAACCGCCACCGTCTGCCCTTTCCGCTTCTCCGTCACCGCCCCGCTGTCCAGCCGTTCGGTCGATACGGGGCCGCTCGGCTCTTCCTTCTCCCCTTCTACGGTGAGGGTCTTCTCCACCACCGTCCCTCTCGGAAACTTCACGATGGCGGTCCCTATCAGCTTCTTGTAGGATTCGTCTATCTCTATGCTCTGGCATTCCCTGATGACAAGGCACTTGTTTTCGTCCGGGTCCTCATAGTCTATCGTGGACTTGCTCTTCGGCTCCCACACCAGAATCTTGCACATCAGTATGTCCACTGCCGGCACCATGGCCAGCGCCGTGTTGGGTTCGCTGCTTTTCATGGTCAGATATGTTTTGACATGAGCGATTCGATGGTCTGCGCCGCCTTTCCCGCAGTGGATTTCTTCACCTGGTTCAACAGGTCTGCCACCCACTTGCGGTCAGGCATCTTGGCTATCTGGATGTCGGTCTTCCCGATGGTGTCTTCCACGAACTCCACGACGCTGTCAGGCTCCACACCCACGCAGCTGAAGGAGTAGGGCTGCTCGTTCTTGAAGCCCTCCCGCTGCGACAGGCTGAAGTCCTTGATGATGATCTGGGTCACGTTCAGCTGTCTGAACAGGAGGTTGTACACCTGAAGCACGCCCTTGTACTGCATCAGGGTCACAAGCCTCGACACCTCCTCGTACGGGTACACGTCAGGATAGTTGCTCACTATCTTGCCCGTCACCGTGAACATGCAATCGCCGCCCGATACCAGTTCCTTTCTCGAATAGTCGCGCCCCTGCACCTTGGTCAGTATCACGTTGCCCGTCGACTGCATCTTCACTACCGCCCCGAAGTCCCAGAACACCTTGTCCGCCGATACGGCAGGCACCGACAGCTTCGACGTGTTCTTCAGGGAGGCCGCCTTCGATGCCTGTTCCGAGCTCAGCCCCCGTATCTTGTCCCAGTAGGTCTGTATGTCGATGTCGATGGGGGCCGAGCTGCCGCTGTCCTTTATCCACAGCACCAGGGCTTCCGGACACGGCTTGCCCTTGTACTGCACGGATACGTTCTGCTGCGAGATCAGGTTGTTGTCCGTCTGGGCGGTGTTGTCGATAATCTTCTTCAGCTCCTTCTTCAGGTTCTTGTCGTAGGCCTGCTCCGCCTTCTCCCTGTACATGTCCCTCACGAATTTGGGATACAGGTCGTTAAGGGTCGCGCAGGTTATCTGCATGGCCGTCCGTTTGGCCGCATACACCAGCACGTTGTCATATCCTCTCGGGGATATGAACTGAAGGCGCCCGTCCTTGCGTGACTGGTAGTTGAGGGCGTAGTTCACGCCGGTGCCCACTACGGCCTTGCCGGCGTTCATTGTCAGATTCAGAAACTGGTTCATTATATGGTTCCCATGTTAGCGTTAAAGTCCTGCACCACGTCAAGCAGCGCGGTCGCCAGCTCCTCCCGGATACTGTTCATGGCCGCTACCTGCCTGCCGTCGTTCATGTCTATGTTCATCGTATCCACCTTCATCAGGCTCTGTATGTTCACGATCACCTGCTTCGGGGCAGACGACGTGCTGTACCGGCTCTTGTAGTCCTCCTCGCCCGTGCTGGCAGAGAGGAACGGCAGAGGGGAGTCCTGTCCTCCCTGGTTTTTGCCCAGGTCCGCCAGCTCTTCCGGAGTCAGGGGCATCGGTTCCCCGTTGCCGGACACGCTGGCCACCGTACGGAACTTCATCACCGGACTGTTCATCATCCCGCCTATCTCTTCTGCCAGCAGGGGCAGCTGTTGCCGGGCGGTGTTCAGGTCCTTCCATGCGATAAGGATCTTCTCCCTCATCTCCGGGTTCGTCACGTCGTCCCGTCCGTTGTAGCCTGCGTAGGCCTGTGCCCATGCCCCGTTGTCCCACTGGCCGAGCTTCGGGGCGAACTCCACGTATCCTATGCCGGCCAGCAGCTCCTGTATCTTGGCCACCGGAACCGCCATCTGGTGTTCCTTCAGCCGCAAGATGTCGTAGTAGGTCTTCAGGGCCTTGGCCGATGCCGTTATCGGGTTGATCCAGTCCATGGCTTCCGTGATGCGGTTCACCGTGCCTTCCACGTACAGCGGATAGTTCTTCCAGGTCTTCGGGGTCCAGTCGCCCATCACCAGGGCTGACGCGCTCATCAGCGTAGAGTCGGCTCGTCCCGCTATTTCCTGCACGCGGTTCTTCAGCGACACGTTCAGGGCGTTCCAGTCCTTCACGCTCACCGCCTGCAACATCTTCGAGGTGTACTCGTCGATCACGTTGGCGGCTTCCGAACCCTTGGTCTTCGAGGCGCCCGCCTCATACATCATCAGGTCCGCGTTGAACTTGTTGACACCAGAGTTGCTGCTCATATCATATTTCTTGCCGAAGAAGTAAACCACATCCTTCGGTGCCTGCCAGTTCTCTGTCTCCACGCCCGTAAGCGGCGCCTGCATATGGAACGGGCTGCCTTCCGGGAAATACTGGTCGGTGATCAGCTTCACGCGCCCCATGGCCTTCTCGGAACCGATGTTGGAGCTGAAAGGAACCAGTCCTTCCCACCATCCTACCATCGTGTCCTCCCAGTCGTTCAGGCGGCTGTTCTTGAACGATACGGAGCTGTCCTGTTCGTCAGGCGGCACCAGCCCCATCTCTTCCTTGCGGAGCCGTATATATTCCTCCACCTGCTGGTTGAGGGTCCGTTGCCGGTTGGTTGTCAGGGCCAGGTACCTGTCCATCTGCGAGGCGTGCTCCGTCATGTTGATGCCGTTCACCATCACCACCTTGCTGCGGTACTGTTCTGCCGCTTCCGCCATGCGTCCCCACTGGCGCCATACCAGGGCACCTACCGACACCACGGAGCTGGCAATGGCTATCCACGGATTCATCAGGGCACGCCCTATCATCATCCCCCACGTGATAGGGCTTTGTTGTCCTACGGCGGCAGCGGCCCTCAGCTTCTGCAACTGGGCCTCCGAGAGGGTCTTCACGTATATGGCCCTTGCAGCCGCGCCCGTCATGTCGGCCAATGCCCCCCCGGCCATGCGTACGATGCCTACCGAATACAGGGCCTTGACCCCTTTGGCCAGGCTGATAAGGGCTATCTGCGCCTTGTTGATCATGGTGACATACATCTGGAACTTCAGGAAGCCGGTGATGCTGCCGCCCAACAGGTCGTTTGCCTGCTTGAAGGCATTTATCGCGAACTGGAAGCCTTGGCCTATGGGTACCAAGGCCTCCATCGCCATCCTCATGGTATATCCCAGCGTGGCCGAGAACTCCGGCGACTTCATGATGGCCAACACCCTGTCAAGCAGTTCCCGTACCGGCTGCTGCAACGCCTCGAAGTTCTGCATGCCGGTTTCCGTGAACGCCGAGGTTATCTGCGCCCACATGCCCTGCACGGTCCTTGTCTTCTCGTATGCCAGCTTCCGTGCCAGGCTTTCAGACAGGAAGTTGTTGGTAATTATGCTGTTCCATTTGTCCACCGCTCCGATAAGGGCTACGGCTCCCTGTGCCGCCGTCTTGTGGAACAGGCCGTATGCGCTCTGTATGTCGATGTTCTTGGCCTGGAGGTCGGCGAAGATGTCCGTTATCGGACGCACCTTCCCGCTTTCGTCTGTCCGCTTCACGCCCACGGCAGCCCATGCCTCCTCCTGCTTCCCGGTAGGCCGGTAGATGTTGGCGAGGATGGTACGCATCGTGGTACCTGCCTGCGACCCCTTGATACCCGCGTCACCGAGCACGCCGAGCGAGGCCGCCGCCACTTCAAACGGCACTCCCGCCTTCCTGAACAGCGAGGCTGAATACTGGAACGACTGCGCCATGTCCATCAGCGTCACGTTGGCCGAGGTGAAGGTATTGGTCATGATGTCTGCCACCCGGTCCATCTTCTCCGCCGGTATCTGGTAGGCGGTCATGATGTTGGTCACCACGTCCGCTGTCTCCCCGAGGTCGGTGTCACCGATAAGGGCGATGTCGGCGATAGGACGTATGGACTGCATGATCTGGGCCGTGTTCATGCCCGCCATGGCGAGGAACTTTCCTGCTTCCGCCACCTGCGGTGCGGTGAACTTCGTTTCCATGCCCACACGCCGCATCAGCCGGTTCATCTCGTCGAACCTTGACATGAATCCCAGGTCCACTTCCTTGGTGGCCAGGATGTTCTGTGTGGTCTTCGTCACGTTGTCGTAGGCGGCTGCGTCCGTAAACACGCTCTTCACCCCGCTCATCAGTGCGCTGATACCGTATGCCACACCCAGGCCCTTCACCATCTCGGCGGCCATGTTTACCCCTGTTCCGGCATATACGTTACCCAGCGTGGCATGCGCGTTGGGCACGTAGCTGAAGGCCCGTCTGAACCACGGCTGCGTGGCGGGGGCTGTGGGCCGTAAGGGGGCTGTCTGGGACGCGGCAGGCTTGGTAGGTGCAGCACCCGCAGCGTTCCGGGTACCCGATGCCGAAGCCGTTATCTTGATGCTGCTCATGCCCTTCAGCTCGTTCAGCTTGTTTTGCAGGCGTTGCAGCTCGTTGATGGCCCCGTCCACCTGGGCGGTAGGCTTGATGACCTTCTTGTTCAGAGCGTCGATGGAGCCTCCCAAAGCGGTTATCTGCTGCGACACTCCGCCCACGCTGGCCGCCCCCTGTTTCCCGGTAAGCCGGTTCAGTGCGCCTGTCCACCGCTGTATCATGCTGCTCTGGAGGCTCGTCAGCTCCCGTCTCATGCCGGCCATCGGCGATGTCTGCTTCATCATGCTCGCGGTCATCGACTCGATGGTCTGTAGCGAGGCGGCGATGCTCCCGAGGTCCTTCTTGGCCTTCGACACGTCCACCTTCAGCGAAAAGGTCTTCCCGTTCAGTTGCGACATCACGGCGGCCATTCCGTTCACGCTCTGTGAGGCCTCGTTCATCAGGCCGGTAAGGCCCGCCAGCTTCTGGGCGGCTTCCACGAACCGGTTCACTGCTGCCACCGCGTCCTGGGACTGGACGGTTATGTTGTATTTTACGTCATATTGCATGTTATCGTGTTTTAGAAGAATAGTACCGGAGGCTCCATAAAGGTTAAGCCCCTGTCCGTGTAGGGCAGGGGCCTTGCGCTGTCAGGTAGCCGCTCCGAGCAGCCCGGCCTGCTGTATGATGCCCATCCTGCTGTGCAGCCACAGAGCCTCTTCAGACAGCCTGGCGAACGACTCGTCGTCCAGCTCCTCGATGTTTACGCTGGGAAAGTAGTGCCGGATGAATATCAGCCGGTGGCGCAGGTGCTGGTTGTCCTTTACTTCCCAGCTTTGGATAAATTTGCCACACGTCCCTTACGCGCCTCGATAAGCTGGTTGAGGTGCGGCATCAGTCCGTAGATGAACAGCGAGTCGTTCTTGACCAGCTCCTTGTCGCCGTCCAGGAAGCAGTCCTTTGCCAGCTCCTTCATCGCGCCCGCCTGGTCCTTCTGCACCAGCGACATGTACTTGCTGAACGCCGGGAAGTTGGGCTGTCTGAAATAGCCGATGTAGTAGGGCTTTTCCCCGTCTTCCGGGTAGCCTTCCACGATGATGGGGTAGACCTTTGTCAGTTTGGGGTCAGCCGCCTTCAGTTCCTGTACCTTTTTCTCCACCTCTGCCTGTACCTTGTCAGACATGAGGCAATCTTCGTTTTGAATTTCCATAACTTCTGTTGATATTGGTGTTTTGGATAGAATAGTGCCGGATGTTGCCTGGAGGTTGGTGTTATTCGTTAATTTTCATGAAAAAGGGGCGGCCTTTATTTTAAGGACACCCCTTTCACCTTCAAATATCAGAAGTTACAACCAGGAACCCGTGCCTTCTCCGGTGATGATGTCGAAGGGATTGAGGTCATACTCCTTCGTGATGTTGGTGTCGTCCTGCTTGGAGTCCATGCCGTCCACGTTGAAGAGACACCCCTTCAGGGTCACCGTTTCCGCCGTCCAGTCCTCGCCCGCATAGGCGTTGGTGAACGAGATGATGAGGTCGAACTCACCGAGGTCCATCAGCGAACCGGCAAGGGCACGGAGCTGGGAGGCGGTATTGTAGTCCATGACGAGAGAGGCGGTGCACACCTTGTTGCCGAAACCACGGTTGATGGCGTTTCCGCCAATGCCGTAGTTGTTTTCCACCTTTCTCTTCTTTTCCCACTTGATTTCGGATACCCCCTGCATGATGGTGGAGTCTTCCGAAATGTCCAGTGCCGGTATCGAGATGCGGATCATCGACCAGCTGTACGCAACATTGTTAATGATAGCCATTGTCGTTCAGTTTACTTGTTAGTCAAAGCCAGACCCTCTACGACTTCGATGGTGGAAGCCGTGCCGATAGGTACCAGCGAATATTTGATAATCAGCTTGTCGGTCTTCAGCACGTTCTGGGTGCGTTCAATGGTGATGGACTTGCCGGAAATCTCCTCGTTGTCCACCATTACCGACAGGGCGCTGTCCACGAGGTTCTGGAACATCGTGATCTTGGCCGCCGAGAGGTAGCCGGTAGCCGGGTCCACCTTCAGGGGCGCATGGGTGTACGGCAACAGTACGTTGCGCACGATGCGTCTTGACTTGTTGATGGTCCGGTTTCTCGCGATGGTCCGGTAGTCGCTCGAATCGTTGGCGCAGGTCTGGTCCTTTGAGAAGTACACGCCGCTTTCCAGGCCCGAATACTTGCAGAGGAACACATAGCCCTTGTCGTCCAGCAAGTCAAGCTGCGGGCCGTTCAGCGAAGAATACTTCAGCGTGCTTGCCAGCTTGCCGTCGCTTCCGATGCTCACGTCGCCGAAGCCCATCTCCACGTCCGGGAAATACCCTGCCATGTTGAACTTGTCCACCCATGCGATGGATTCGTGTACCTTGCCGTATGCCAGTGCGCCCAGAGCCGCGCCTACCGTACCCACCGGGGTCAGTTTGGGATTGGCCATCTGCATGGCGCTTACGTCCGTGTCCAGCCCCTGTCCGAGCAGCACGGTCACGTACCGGCAGCCCATCTTGCAGGTCGGGATCTTGCCCAGGTTCACCTGCTTCACGTCCGATTCGGTCGTCGCCACCACAGCCGAGTTGGCATCCAGCAGGAAGTGCAGGGGTGCGTTGTCCGTTGCCAGGTCGCGGGCCACGTTGTTCAGGTCCGTCACCAGGTCCACGCTGTAGGTGTCAGCCGAGTCGTCCGTCTGCTTCCACAGCGACTGGTCGGTCCAGATACCCAGCTGGTTGATCATACCCTTCGCCGCACGCTGCATCTGCTTCAGGGGCGACCAGTCCGTGCTACAGTCGGCGAACATGATGAACAGGCGTCCTGATCCGCCCTGGATGTCAAAATACTGTTTGATGTGATAATAAGGAATGCCGTAGAGCAAGTCCTTCGTCTTTTCGCCAGTGTACGGAGCGATACCCAAAGCGTCCAGGTCATCCACCGAATTGATTTCGATGACATTGCCCTGCAACTTGTCCTTCATGGCCAGGCCAGCGCCCGCCGAGAAGAAGTCTTCCTGCTTGGAAATATCAAACAACAGTCCACTGACCTTTTCCACTGAGGATGTCGAGATTCTACCGATATTACCGTCGGTATCCTCCATAAAAACGCCACCTAATGCCATATTGTCTGTGTTTTAAAGATTTGTCTTGTAAAATGGATTTTTGTATAGAATAGCGTCGCCGCGCAGGTTAGGTTGTGTGCCCTTCGTATAGGCCCCGCCCTTCGGGTCCACGTACAGCTCCTCCTGGTCGGGGTGGCATTTCAGCACCTTTTCGACGTATGCCGGGATGTCTTCCTTCGCCTCTTCGGCTGTCAGGACAGGAGCCTCTTCAGTGTTCAGGGCAGCTTCCGTCCCCTGCACTTCTTCAGGTACGGACGCTTCTTTCGGTGTTATTCGTCTTGCCATGTCTTTGATGTTAAAAAGGCGGAAGAGGAGCCGCGACTCCACTCCCGCCAGTTGTTTGTACTATATCAAATGAAAACCCAGTCTCATCAGCCGCCCACCTCTGCGGTGTTCTTGTAGGCTGTCCAGCATACGATTTCTGCGGGACGAACGATGTTCACGTCCATCTTCATGCGCATCTGGAAGAAGTACAGTTCGCTGTTGGCCTGAAGGCGTTCCACCTTGACCACTTCCGCGTCGTTGGCGTAGTCGATACCCATCCACAGGTTCGATTCCATGCCGGTAGTGAACTCGCCGAGCAGGATAGTGTGTTCGGGCACGCCTACGATAGGTACGATCTTCTTGCCCTTGAAGCGCAGGTCGTTCACCTTCGTGTTGTCCGAATACTTGAACTGCTTGTCGCTCAGGTACTGGTCGTACAAATCCCAGATGTCCCAGCCGCAGACGAATACCAGGCCGGCCTTCTTGCGGATCTGTTTCGGGCATTTCTTCCACATCGTGTTGAAGGCAGCTTCCACGGCCTCGCCGGTAGTCAGGGTGGTGTTGCCCGCCATCACTACCTGTCCGCCTGCCTTTTCCTCGTTGGAAGCGGCAGCAGCCGTGTTGGCCAGGATACGCTTGATGGCACCGTCGAAGTACTTCATCGGGCCGCCGGCGTTCTCGCCGCCGATTTCGGTACAGCCTGAAGGAGCGGTAATCTGAGCCGCGCTCTTGCCGCCCTTGGCCGAACACCAGATGGATTCGCCGATGTACTCGTTCTTGCGGTCCATGAGCAGGCGGAGCATCTTGGCCTGTACCTTCGGGTCGAGTTCGCGGAATACCAGTGCGCCGTTGGGCTGTGCGAACTTGTAGTACTTTTCGTAGTCTCTGGGGTTGAACTCCAGATATACCATGAACTCCTGCGGTTCCAGGTAGCGCTCGGTGAACGTGTACTGGTTCAGACCGTCGGTTGTGCCGGCTCCTGCGCCGTGTACGGAGGTCGGGGTAGGCACGTTGTCCTGGATCACCTTACCCAACTGGATGGTCGGGATGGTGTACTTGAACTGGATGCCCGGCTTGATGTGGATCAGGCCTTCCTTATAAGTATCGTTCCCCTGTGCGGTGTAGGTCAACAGGTCTTCAAGGACCTCACCGGAATAGATGTTCTGAGCAAAATTTACTGAACTTGCCATGTTTTGTTTTGTGTTTGTGTTGTTGTTAGTCGAGTCTCTTGAACTGTTAGTCGAGTGTCTTGAACTGGAAGTCATCGCCTACCACGGCTGCCACAGCCTCCTTCATGCGGCGTTCGGCCTCGGTCAGGCCTTCGAGTGCATTCTGGGTGTTGGCAGGGTCCTTGGCAATCTCTTCCGAAATCTTGTCACGCTTTTCGATAGAGTTCAGGGTGTCCTGTACCATCTCGAAATTGGTGTTGGCCATTTCGATCCACTTCGCCTTGGATTCCGCGTTGATCTTGCCGTCACTGATGGCGCTGTCCACGAACTGCTCGATTTCAGCGGCCCGTTGGGCCTGTTCGGCGTCCTTGTACTCCTTCAGTTCCTTCTTGACGGAATCCAATTCGTTGTTAACATTGGCCAGCTGTGCGTCCAGCCCTTCTTTCTGGATCTTCAGCGCATCCAGCGATGCCTGCATCTCCTTCACCTGCTTTTCCGCGTTCATCAGCTCCGTGATACGGTTGACTACTGCGGAAATCTCAGATGCCTTGCCCATTCCAAGCTGGGAGCATACAGAGCCAAAAGCGAACTCTTGTTCTTTTTCCATCTTTTCTTGTGTGTTAGTGTTGTCAGTTTGATTTTGATAAGGAATAGTCTGTTCGTTGACAGAAGGTTTAAAATCCTCCAGTTCCGTGTTGACAGAAGCCATCACCGCCTGGATGTCAGCGGCTGCCGACAGCCCTTCTATCCGGTTCTTCACCTTCGTGCGGATCTGCTTGGAAGTCCGGATGACATTTTCCGCCGGGATGATACCCGCCTTCACCGCCTCCTGGGCGTCAAAGTAGGTGCCGTCACAGCCTCCTTGCCCTTCCATGATTTCGCGGACCTTGTCCCGGCTCAGCCCGAAGCGCTTCACGTACACCGTCTCGATCTGCTTGCGGAACGCTTCCAGCATGGCGGAGTTGCCGTTCTCGTCCTTGGCTGCCGCCTGGCTGAGGGCGCATTTGGTCTTGCACTTGTCGCATCCTTCCTTCTCCTTGCATTCGTCCTTCAGCCGGCATCCGTTCTTGGGGTCGCAGCTGTCCTTGTACTTGCAGGAGTCCTTCACCTTGCATCCGTCTTCCGGATTGCACTTGTTGTCGGTCTTGCATTTGTCGTCCGTGCCGCATTTGTCGGAAGTCTTGCACTTGTCTTCGGTGCCGCACTTGTTCTGTGTCTTGCACTTGTCCGACTGGAGGAACGGGTTGTGGATCATCAGGATCGAATAGTCCTTCATGAGCGAGCGTGTTCCTGCCGCCCAGATGACCGACCCCATCGAGGCAGCCAGTCCTTCGATGACGGTCTCCGTCTCGATGGGGCTGTTCTGGATAATGGAGTATGTCCCCATCCCGTACAACACGCTGCCGCCTTCGCTGTTGATGCTGATGACGATCTTGGACGGCTTGACGTAATCCTGAAGCCACAGGAACTCGTCGTTGAAGCAGCGGGTAGTGTGCTCGTTGATGGGTCCGTACAGGCGCATCACCGCAGGTTTTCCGGCTTCCGCCGCTCCGATTACATACTTGAAATTGTCTGTTGCCATGTGTAAGTGTTTACTGAGAATAGGGAAGACAGCCGCAGATGGTTGTCTTTTCGTAAATTATTCCGTTTCCGCCGGTTCTCCGCCGCTTTCCGCAAAGCCCGAAGCCTCGTCGTAGGTATGCTCCGGATGGCCGCCATGACCTTCCTCGTCGTATTGCGGCGCATCCCTGTGGTCGGTGAACGGAGGCATGACCAGCCGTCTTTCCACCCAGTTCCGGTACTGGAAGGAGGATGTGTCCCTGAACCATATCTCGTAGTCCACCCAGTAGGGCTGAACCCCGTTGTCCAGCGACTCCAGCATGTCAAAATAGGTAAGGTTGCACCGCTCGTTCAGTGCCGGCTCCGTGTTCTTGGCGTCCTGTATGGCCGTATTGATGGTCTGGAACACGCGGAATCCCCTTGTCTCCACAATATCGTCGCTGTTGTTGAGGTCGTTCAGCACATACCTGATACGCATGGTGGCCCGCCCTTCCCCGATGCGCTGCTGCGCCACCAGAAACCTCACGTTCACGAACCTCACGAAGGCAGCCGGGAAGGCTACCGCGTATTCGTCGTTCTGCTTGGCGCGTACGATGCGCTCAAACTGTCCGTTGTCCACCTTCACGGTCCTGAAGAGCTGTTCCATGGGGCTGTCGGGGTCCATGACGCCTTCCAGCGTCCTCCTGACAGCCTGGTACACCTCTTCCAGCGGATTGTTCTCCACTTCCTCAATGGTCACGCTTCTCTTTTCCGGCAGGGCGGGCTGCGTGACCGGTTCCGGCTCCTGCGGTCTTGTTGGTTGGGTCTTGCTGGTAATCATTTGGGTAATCCGTCAAAAATGTTAGCGACCAAGCTGTCGAGCTTGTCTTTAAGAATAGTCGAATGTCCGATGAAACGGCGTTCAGGGATATAGGAGGCGGGCGACCCCGGCTTGGCGGTATCCCGTCCCCCTTCATTGTGGATGGCGGCAAAGCACTTCCCGTCCTTGTTGCGGGCCTCACGTTTGAACTCGGATGGGTCGGTATATACGGTTGCCCCGTACGCTCCGACCTCCAGGCCGCCGATCTTGTACTTGATGGAGTCCTTCAGCGCCCCTGTCTCGTCCAGCAGATCATGAGGCACCGCAGGCCGGCGTTTGTGTGCAGGCCATGGTGCCGCCCCCGCAGAGTTGAACCGGTGCAGCTCGAACGATTTCAGGAACACCGACCGGGCCGCTTCGCCTGCCAGTGTCCCGAAATTGAACAGGTTGACCTCCAGCCTGCTTCCGGCTCCTGCCCATTGCTGGGCCATAGCTTGTGGTGTCAGGGTTACAGCCATTTGTCCTTTATCCTTTTAGATATGGCCTTCAGGCGTTTCTTGTAGCCCGAAGGTATGGTGAAATAGGGGTGGGCCGGTCCGAATATCCTGCCGCCCTTGCAAATGCTTTCCGAGAACACCGGGTTGGCGAAGTCAGGAGTCGGCATCACCAGTTCTCCCTGAACGCCGGCCATATCTCCGTTCCCGCCCCTTGCGCTGTCCTCCACCAGGAAGCAGCGGCATCCGTGCTCAATGGGAGGTATCATCCATTCCGGGAAGCTGTGCTTCGGATAGCTCATGCCTTCCAGGGCCATATGCCACGGCCTTACCCGTTCGTCGCCCTGGGTCATATAGGTCAGCCACGATGTGTCGCTGTATCCCAGCCATCCCGCCGCTACCGACAGGGCATACTCGATGTCGTCGTCCTCCACCTTCGCATACTGCCTGTTGTACCGATCGAACACGGCTGTCATTTCCTCATCGTCCGTTTCCCCGTCACCGTAGTCCGGCAGGCTGTCATACATCTGGAACTCCTCGGCTACGGCAAAGTCCACGAGGTTGTCCAGCGCAGCCAGCAGGATCCTTCTCCGTTCCCGCGCCTGCTTGTCCAGCCCCAGGTTCTTGCTTTTCATCAGCTCCACGGCCTGGGCGAAATCCATTCCGAATCCCTTTACGGCACGCTGAAGGGCATATTCGGCTCTCAGGGCCATCATCGCCTCCAGCAGTGTCCATTCCTCCTGCTCATCGCCGTACCGGTCAAGGAACCGCTTGAAGATGGCATATATGGCGGCATACCGGTCTTCCCCGTCTTCCGCCTTCCCGGACGAAGGGCCGCCACCCATCACGCTTCGTCCGACAGAAAATTTTCCACATCCGGCTTGTCGGTGCCGGTGGGAGTAGTCGTGTTCCGCTGCCTTCCGCCCGAGCCGCCTCTCGACCGCCCGTACCTTTTATAATACTCCTCATCGCTCATCCTCGCACCCCCTTCGGTTCCTGTGGCAGCCTGCGCTCCTGTCTGGGTTCCCGGCTGTACGGCGTTGAACTGGCGTCCCACTATGATGCCGAACTCCTTCTCTATCTCGTCCGCGCCCACCTCGTACTTGTCGGTGATGACAGAGTACAGGTTGATCTTGTCCTTGTTGCTCATCTCCACCCGGTTCGCGTACTTGAACTCCAGCCCTTCTGGGATATAGCCCATCACCATCAGGCGCGGCAGTATCTCCTCGTTCATCACGTTCTCGATATACTCCCGGTACACCTCGATGCGTTCTCTGAAGATGTCCTGGTGGGCTGCCGTCGAGCCTACATACGACTGGGTCGCGCCTGCCATCGACTCGCTGCCCACTATCAGGTTCGACACCTCCTTGTTCACAAAGTCTATCAGCGAGCTGTATATCTGCTCCGAGTTGGACATGGTGAACGTCTTCACGTCCACAGCGTCGTTAAGCCCGGTGATGATGACCTTGTTCTGGGCCGCGTTGGCGATTTCCTGCGCCAGCCGCCTGCGGTCGTTCGTGTTCTCGCTCTCCGCCTTCCCGTGGATAATGGGCTGGCCGTAGGTATGGCTGAAGTTCACATAGTTCGCCAGCGTGAACTTCTTGGCGAGTATCAGCGGGGTAGTGGCCGAAAACAGGCCGAGCGTCCCCGTGTTGATGAGCACGTAGTTCTTGCTGTACTTGCTGGTGTCAAGGTCCCATCCCGGTTCCCATTCGCCCTGTCTCAGTACCACCCGGTGCTGGTTCGGGAGCACGTTTCTGCGTTCCACGACGTTCACCTCCGCCAGCTTGCCCGTCATCGGATTGATCTGGGGCATGATTTCCAGCAGGGTGTAGCCGTACCACTTGGATTCCACGATGCCGCGTATGATCTTGTCAAACTGCGACCCCTGTATCTTCTTGGTCGCCTCCACGTCCTTCACGTACTTGCCTCGGTCGTTCTGTCTGGCCAGCATGTACCGCTCTCCGATAATCTGCGACTCTACTGTCTCCAGCACCGCGCTCAGGTGCGCATCCTGCTGCACGCACGATTCGTATAGGTCCATCAGCTGCGCCCTGTCGTCAAGCACCACCCCTCTTGCAAGCTGGGACTGGACGGACTTGTAGCGGCAGTAACGCTCTATTTCGCGCGTGTACTCCTGGATGCTCTTCTTGCTGGTGCGGAATATGCTTTCCAGCGGAGTATTGAAAAATGTCGCTTCGGAATGTATCTTGTTCATGTCTTGTGCTGTTTTGAGAAGAATAGGGAGGAGCCTCCCGGTTGGTTGCGTTCTCGTCGGCAATGTTTTTCCGACACCTTCTATAATATGTCATTATTACCCCTGTTTTACTGCAATGCTAATAAAGTACAAATAACTGGTTTTCAGATATAAGATAGTTAATATAATGTTAAATGGATATTTTTCTATTGCATTTTATCCAATATCCCATACCTTTGTGGTGATAAAATTATTGTTCAACTAAAATTTCAGACCAAATGGAAAAAGGTTATGATTTTTACCGAGTGAAGATGGCCTATATGGCCGAGGCTGAAGATGGCAGCATCGTTTCCGTCAAGAGTGAGGATCTTGTCATGGCAACCTGCTATACGGATGCCGAAACCATCGCCATGGAGCTCATGAAGGGCAAGGACACGTTCGGCGAAGCCGCCTATGAGATTGTCAAGACAAAGATTACCACCCTTCTCTACAACAAGACCCTGTCCGTAGACCAGAACCTGGTGCACGGCCTTGTCACCTACTATTTCGAGGAAGGCGAGGAAAGCGAAGTCGGCCTGTATGCGGTGTCAGCGGTCATCGGCATCGAGGACGAGAAGACTGGCAAGGTCAAGTTCAGCAAGGTGACCGTCCATGTGCCGGCAGGTTCTCCGGGCGAGGCAGTAAAGCACGCTTCCGCCTATATCGACAACGCCTATATGTATGTCAGCGTCAGCATCCGGAACGTCAAGTACGACAAGGCCCAGTCAATCTTGGTAACTACTTTAACTCATCAGGGGAACGTGGCATGAGTATCCTGTTGGAATCCGGGAATACGATAGACCTGAAATGCGAAGAAGTCCTGATTCCCGAGTTTCCGGCCCTCATGTGGGGCACACGCCCTGACGGCACGGCGTTCTTCGACGCCACTGCCTATCTTGCATCGCTCAACAACCCGTCTTTCACCGTAGAGGACTTCCGTGCCCGATACGGTCGTCAGATCGAAGCCATTGCACAAGTCCATTCGCTGGCTCCTGACGACCTGTTCTGCACCAACCGGGAAGGACATCACTTGATCAACGGACATTTGTGCTGCCCGTTTCTATCGGACATTGACCCGCAGTTCTGCGCGTATTGCTACGATTCCATATATAACCTGTTTGTCAACGGATTCGTGCTTTCCGACAGCACCATCCTTCATATGGCCTTTGAACGCCTTACACCAGAATTGCTGCAACACTTCTGGAACAATGGCAAACAGCGGTAAATTCGGAACTGCAAAACCCATACTCATTTTCAACCAACGGCGGAAGCTCACGCTGATGGCATCATCCATCCTCGAAGCCGCCAGATTCAGCAAGATCGAGGCCACACAGATCTCACGGGCTTGCTCAGGGAACCTCATGTCAACGAAATCCTTCTATTTTCGGTACATATCCCCTGAAGTCGAACTCGCATTCTCTGACTTCGGCCAGCTGAAACTGGAAGAATACGACCAGCTTTGCGGCGTGGTCCGCCCCATCTATGCCACTTCCAAGATGAACAGGAAGAACTGGAAATACAACAAATCAAAAAACACAGAATCATGATTATTAAGATCTACAGCACATCCAAACATCCGTTGCCGGAATATGCAACACCACAGGCGGCAGGCATGGACCTGCGTGCCTGCATCGAAAGTCCTGTAACCCTCATGCCCGGGGAACGCACCTGCATCCCCACCGGCATACACATCCAACTCCCCCTGGGCTATGAAGCTACCTGCCGGGGACGCAGCGGGATGGCGCTCAAAAAGGGTGTCATCGCCCATGTGGGCACCATCGACAGCGACTATCGGGGCGATGTCGGAGTCATCCTCTTCAACCTCAGCCACGAGCCGTTCGTGATCCACGACGGTGACCGCATCGGCCAGCTGGTGATAAGCCGCCATGAAATCGTAGCATGGGAGCAGGTCGGGTCCCTCGACGAGCTCACCGCCACCCAGCGCGGCGAAGGAGGTTACGGACACACCGGCATCTGACTGCCGCAGGGAGGGGGTGCCCCTCCCGCTTAACATACCATATTCCTAACAAGACTAAAAGAAAGACCATATGAAACCACAGGATTTGTTACAGCTTATCAAGAAACACAATGAAGAGTACCGTCTGGGCCGCCCCAGCATTACCGACATGGAATACGACAGCCTTGTTGCCCAGCTGCGTGAAGCCGACCCCGACAACGAATGGTTCAGATACCCCGAACCGTCGCCCGTACCCGCATCCCGCAAGGTGACGCTGCCCATCCCCATGAAGTCGCTCAACAAGGTCAAGAGCTACGCCGACCTGAACAAATGGATCGCCTCCCTCGGACTTCCGCCTTCTGCCGAACTGGTCATCATGCCCAAGTTCGACGGCATCTCCCTGCTGCGCGACGAGCGTACCGGGATGGTGTATTCACGGGGCGGTGCCGACAACGAAGGTCAGGACTGCTCCGCCCACTACCGGGAAGCAGGCATCATCACCCCCGACACTGACATGCCATATACGTTCGGCGAACTTCTCTTCAGCCGCTTCCAGTGGGCCAACTTCAAGGAGATGATATGCCAGACCGACCCTTCGTATCCTTGCAAGTCCCCTCGCAACACGACAGCCGCCCTCGTTCACCGCGATACCCCCAGCCCGTACCTTAAGTACCTCACCTTCTTCCGGTACGGAACGGATGCCGAGACACTGAAGCGCTATACCTCGTTCCACGGGCTCATTTCAGACATCTGCTACACCTACAACCAGCCTCCATTATATATTAAGGTAACGGCAGGCGGTGTGAACAACGACACGCTGATGGCCCTGTTCAAGCAGTGGAGCGCCAGGTTCCCTATCGACGGACTGGTGGTCTACATCAACGACCTCCGGCTCTGGGAAACGATAGGGCGCAACCAGACTTCAGGCAATCCGCTGTACGCCATTGCCTACAAGCACCCCGAGTTCACCGATACCTACGAGACCGCCGTCAAGAGCATCACATGGCGCGTCAACAAGTCCGGCGCCCTGAAGCCGGTAGTCAACATCGACCCCGTAGATACTGGAGACTGCAACATGGAGAACCCCACGGGCTACAACGCCGGATGGGTCAGCGACCACCGCATCGCCAACGGTGCCAGCGTTCTTGTCACTCGCTCCGGAGGCGTAATCCCCAAGATTCTCGAAACCATCTCACCTGCCGGCATCTCCGAAATAGCCCGGATGTGGGACGAAGTGTCCGTATGCCCCGACTGCGGTGAACCCACCCAGTGGAGCGACAACCTCATCGAGCTCTACTGCACCAACCCCGAATGCCCGGGCATCAAGCTGGCGAAAATCGTGTTCTTCTACAGCGTATGCGGAGCCGAAAATATGGGCGAGGAACTGATACGCAAGATATTCAATGCCGGCTATACCTCCGTGTCCGCCATGCTCCACATCACCTTCAAGGAACTGATGGCCATCGACGGGTTTGCGGAAGGCCTGTCAGCCATCGTCACTGACAACAACAGGAAAATCCTCTCCGGCCTCGAAATGCCCGTACTAATGCACGCCAGCGACTGCTTCTCGGGTATCGGCCAGGTGAAGGCCAAGAAACTGCTATATGACATGACGGAATCAGAACGCGACGCCTTCTGCCGCCTCGAATACTGTCCGCCTCCCGTAGAGGAGTCCATGCCCAAGACCCTCCAGGCCTTCCTGCTCGGCATACGCCCGTTCTACGAGTTCGTCCGCAGCACAGGCATTCCGGTAGTCCGTCCCGCATCCCCTTCCGGAAGTATCCACGGCCCTCTGTCGGGGACCAGCGTGTGCGTGTCAGGTTTCAGGGACAAGACGCTGGAGGAAGCCATCGTCGGTGCAGGCGGAAAGATAGCCGGCGGGGTCACTCGCAACACCTCGGTGCTGGTAGTCCGGGACAAGGATATTGTCACCTCCAAGACAACCAATGCCAAACTTATCGGAATCCCTATTTATACCATAGAGGAATTTAAATCTGTATATGGCTTGTTATCAGATAATTGATAATTATTTAATAGCGAAAATGACATTTAATCATGTATAAACTTGGATAATTGAAACCTTTGCCATATCTTTGCTGCGTAATTTAAAAACGACAAGGATATGGCAAAGAAAAACCAGTTGACAACCAGCGACTATCTCGCTGTACCGGAAATGAAAAGGCTGCTGAAAGGCCTTCACGATGACGGACAATACATGTGGGAACTGTATGTAAGGCTCGCGTTCTGCACAGCCCTCCGGGTATCAGACGTGCTTTCGCTCACATGGGCCGATGTGCTTCACCGCGAATCTCTGGTCAAGACCGAGAAGAAGACAGGGAAGACCCGCAGGATTCCCTTCAACCCTTCCACGCAGGACCGGATATTCGAGCTGTATCACCTGATGAAGAAGCCCAATCCAAACGAGTGCATCTTCATCAGCGCACGCACCAGGCAGCCGATCACCGTCCAGTACCTCAACCGCCTGATGAAGGAATGGAAGAAGAAATACCGGCTGGACATCGGGAACTTCTCGACCCACTCGTTCCGCAAGTCGTTCGGGCGCTACGTCTACGACACGCACAAGAACAAGTCCGAGGCCCTGGTGCTCATCAACAACATCCTCAACCATTCCAGCATTGAGGTCACCAAGGTCTACATCGGTCTGAGGGCCGAAGAGATCCGTTCGGTATTCTCCTCCATCAGCATCTGAAGGCAGCCCGTTTCCGGCCCGGCAGTCGCACAAAGCATCATACAATTATGGATTACCAGGCAGAAACGGCAGGCGTTTCCGACGGATTCGCCTCCGGCACATTCACTTGCAGCATATGCGGACGCACCGACAACATGGATGTCTACAAGTCCGCATACCGGGACATCATGAAGGAGCACCATATCTGCTTCAACTGCGCGTTCTGGCAGGACAGGATAGACACCCCTCCCTACAGCCACGAGGTCATTGGAGGCAAGTACTATATCGTCAACCCGTCCGTCCGCCGCCCCATCAACCGCATCAAGGGCGGGCGGGGCATGGAATACTACATCAGGCGCAACGACGGCACCCTGATAAAGACCAACAACCTATGGTTCCAGGGCGAGATACCCAAGCAGTTCAGGGACAGGCTTCCCGACACCGCCAGGTTCATCACGCTCATGGGCTATCAGAAGCTGAAAAAGGACCCCCAGAAATGTACGTCAAAGGGGTGCTGGGACCGATACCATTGTGCCCGATACGACAAGTCATGTGAAAAGGGAGGACCTTGGAACACCATCCCGAAGAACCATCATCCGGGCGACGAGAATTGCCCTTCATTCGTAAACAAAAGCAAGATTTTCCTATGAACATACCATTACTCATATTAGCGTCATCAATCATCTTGCTGTCCATATCCGTATGCTGGGGCTTCAAGTCCCTGTCAAGAAGGATGGACAGGCTGGCAGAGCGGCAGGGGCAGATGGAAGACCTGATGGCCCTTATCAGCGCCGCATCCTCCTACACCCTTTACGATGTCATCAAAAACCTGGAGGTGCTGGAAGAAGAGGCCGTGGACGACGAGAGATACGAAGAGGCCCATAGCCTCCACGACACCATCAGTGCAATCAATGATTTAATAAACAAAATTTCGGAAATATTATGGATTTAAAACTCAAAATGGAACAGGAACTGGAGCAGTTCGATTCCAAAAAATTTGTTAACGAAGACCCTGTAGGAATCGTCCATTTCATGCGGGACATGTCGGGAGCCACGATTGCCGACATCGAAATATGCGCAATGTGGACCGCCATGATCGCCTGGGGACAGCGGGGACAGATAATAGACCACGCCCACCAGCTGATGGATCTGTGCGACTGGAAGCCCCTGGAGTTCGTGAAGGGCGGCGACTTCTACGACATCGACGATTCCGAAACCATTTACCGCACCCTGAAGGGCAAGGCTTTCAAGGAGATCAACACGAAGCTGCGCTATCACTACTGCCATTACCCTGACATCCATACGATGCTCCGCCAGAACCCGTCGCTGTCCAATGCCGACCTGATGGTGGACCTCTGCAAGATATTCGCCCCGGCTCGGCTGGGAAGTCCCGAACGCAATTCCGCCTGCAAGCGTATCAACATGCTGCTGCGCTGGATGGTCAGGAAAGACGATGTGGACCTCGGGCTGTGGCAGACGGAAAACGTAAGGCCACAGGAGCTTTACGCCATCATGGACACTCACGTAGCCAGACATGCCAATACGCTGGGGCTCATCTCGTACCCCAAAGAAAGCTGGAAGGCGGTGCTGGAACTCACCCATGCCTACCGTACATGGGATGCAAATGACCCCCTGAAGTATGACTTCGTAATGATGCTAAGCGGAATGAAGGATGGAAGCGATTTTTGACATGATCATAATACTGGCAGCATTGTACGTGTCAATCAGGATAATCGTGGCCCTTTTCAGGAAATGCGAGGGCTGCGAATACGAGGGCATCTGCCGGGAACTGAGAGAAAGCGGTCGCGAAGACTGCTGCGAACAATATGACAACATAAAGAAACAACTGAAGAGAAAATGAAAGACATGACATTGCGCCCCCAGATGAGCGTAGAGGAAATGAGCGAATACTATGCGGCCAACCATCCGTATCTCCCTACCCGACAAAGGGTGGGGAGATATGCAAAGACCATCGGGTTCCGCCTGGTGAAACAGATGGTCCACCGCAAATACATCTATTTCTATGCCCGTACCGACATGCACACGTCGCCGGACGGGCCGGTAACAACAATCAAAAAACAGAAGAAATGAATACGGAAGAATACAAGAAGCTGATAGGCCAGATGGCCGGAGGGTTCACGATCATGCCGAACGCACTGATAGATTTCCTGTCACCGAAGGCATGCAAGACCTTTCTGAAAATAAACCAACTCTCGTTTGTTATGGAAGGTGCTGAACAGGGTGGTATGAAATGGATCAGCATATCCCAATCGTACCTGGCAGAAGTGATGGGAGTACATCGCAATACTGCTCCAGCGCTTCTTAATGAACTGGTCAGTCTGAACATCATAAAGTCAAGGAATGCCAACCGCAAAAATACGGTCTATGCCATCAACTGGGAGGAGGTCACATTTATTGCGGAACAATGTTACAAGCTGTCTGGGGAGGGCGTGTCCAGGCTTCAAAAACTATGCTGTTCAGGCAAGACCACGCCGCTATCCATGGTTGACAGCGACAAGATAAAAGATATTCGCACAAATTTTGTGCAAACCAAAGATTCGCACAAAAACGTGACATATGCACCAAAATTGTGCGAATCCGAAGATTTATGCACTGAAAATTGTGCGAATCCTGGATATGCACAAAAACGTGACATATGCACTGAAATTGTGCAAACCGATAATTATATGCACAAAAACGCCGAAAAAGAAGGGTCTTATGCACTAAAATTGTGCGAATCAGAAGAAAAATCTGAAATATGCACTAAAATTGTGCAAACCGAAAACCCCGTTTGCACAAAAACAGTGCATACAGAAAACACCGAATCTCGGGTATGCACTGAAAATTGTGCAAACCCTCAAAATCCTGCCGAAAACCCCGACGAACCACATGCACCGGAAGCAGGCGAAAATCCGGATTTGCACAAAAACAGTGCATCGGTTTGCACAAAAATTGTGCATAACGACCCAGGATATGCACAAAAACGTGACACAGTAATAAATAATAATATAATAAAGAAAAATGAAGGGGGCGAAGCCCCCTATAGAGGGGGGAAAGTCAATGAGAGTTTGAAAAACGAGAGCCTTGAAGAAGGATTGGAAGGAGAGGAGAAGGTGAAGGTTGAAAAGAAGGGAATGGAGGCTGGAGAGGGCGAGCCTGCTGGGGTTCCTTCCAGAGAGGAAATCAAAAGACAGGTCGAGCAGAGAAGACAGGAGATTGCAGAAAGGAAAGGAGAGGAAGATATTGGAGAAGGGGTAGGAGGCTGGGCAAGGAAACAGGAAGCTCTCAGGTCCCAGACAAGAAAGAAGGTCGAGATCCTGAAAGACTACTTTGCTTCCAGAGATGAAAGCTATGTTCCTTTCGGGGTCTCCCTTCTCGAATCAATCATGGAGGAACCAATATCGGAAGGCGACGACAACGTGGTGAAGACGATCAAGCAGGTCTGGCCTCAGCTTGCATACGAGGAAGGGGACGCTTCAGACAACTTCGTTCCACTTGACTTCTTCCACAACGTCCTGTTTCATTCGTGGTCGGACCTGAAGGACCAGTATCCTGACTACACGCTTACCGAAGACGACCTGAAGAACATATTCTGCTTTGAGTTCATGGAGCACGACGGGGAAGTACAGTTCTGCATCAATCCTGCGATGGTGAAGGATCTGAGAAAGGAGGAGGACATCAAGCAGAGGGAGATCGCTTCCAGAAAAAAGAAGGTCCTTTATGGCGACAGGACTTCCAGGCGGATCTTCCTTGAAACGATAGAGGAAGTGGCGAAGGAGGACGAAGCCCTGCTTACAGACGCGGAGTTCAACGTGGTGCTGCTTACGGAACAGAACGACAAGGAAAAGAGGGCATGCTGGAACACCGAAGTCCTTCCAGAGCGGTTCGATGAAATCCTGAAGAAGTTCGAGAGGCTGTCAAACGTTCCAGCCGATGACATCAAGGAGAAGCTGTTCCAGGACCTTCCGGGCAGGGGCAGGATAACGCTCACCCCGAACAGGCTCGTTCCAGACAGGTTCTTCGAGTACAACAGGCAGGTACAGCAGGACAGCGAGGTGGAAAGGAGGTTCCTGAAGAAGCTGGATGAAGAGAGGGAACGTCTCAGACAACAGGCAGAAGAGGAAGACGAAGGCTGGAATGACGGAGAAGGCAAGCCTGAAGGGGTATAATTAAAAAAGGTAAGGAAAAAGGCCGGAAACAAGAAGCATAGCCTCCTGTTCCAGCCTTTTCTGTTTTTGGTTTGTGACCGTCATGCACCCTTCATTCCAGGGCTGTTATCGTCCTTTCCACCTGTTTCAGGCATGGCCATCGCTTCCTTCAGCATGTCCGAGAAACTCCCCGACATCCTTACCGCTTCCAGTTCGCTCCTGAAGTAGTTCCCGCTCAGATAGCGCCTGTGGTCGGTCTGTGTGTCCCTTTCTACGGCCCTGCTTACTCCCAGGCGGTCGTTTATGTACCAGTAGAGCTCCCCCTTGCCACGCTTCAGGTCAATGGGCTCCACTCTCAGCCTGGGATGGTTCCATGTCTTCCCCTCCCTTGCCAGTGCGTTCTTGACTGCCTTCATGGCGTATCCCGAGCTCCCTTCAGCCTGGAAGAGGTAGTCCTTGACATTGCCCAGCATCTCGTGCATCCCGTATCTTGCCTTTCCGTCCTCCACCATGCAGAACATGATGACCGTCCCGTCTTCTTCGGTTCCCCTCACTATTCCGTACCCGTTGCTGCTCCCGTCAGCCTTCTCGTAACGGACAATATTGCCAGGCCCGGGTACATATTCGTCAGCTATAAGGCCGAAACTGCTGCTGAATGCCTTGCCCAGATTGTGAAGACTCATTTTAAGGCGATTTGCGGCACTTTCTCCAGCCGGCCTGATAAGTTGTTCGGAAATCGTGAGAAAGTCCGTCACAGGGCCTGTATTCGTTTCGTAGAAGCATATGGTGGCGTTTGTTCCGTCAGAGTTCTGCACTATTCCGGTAAATCCGCCGTCCCATTCCACTATATCCCCGCTTCCGAACCCGTTTTTCATCCAGCCGAAGAAGGTCTCGCAGGTAAGGCCGTCACTGCTGTATCCGGGGTTCTTCAGCTTCATGGAATACTGGCGGGCACAGAATGCCGATATTGCCACGAAATCCGCCTCTGTCTGGCAGGTTCTGTTCTTCAGGAAAATCCTGGTCTGGTTCCTTGTCTTGCTCATATTGGAAGGTATTGGATATGTTTTGATATGATTCGGCAAAGATACGGCGTTTTCCGTCAAATGCAAAAATATCTCCAGAAAATGAGATGCAAATCTGAGGGTCCGGAAAATGGCGAAAAAACACATTGAAGCGATTTAAGGCGTTCTAAGGAATTTTCTTTGCCTTTGGTGAGCAACTTATCGAATTTGTGGAAAAAGTCGCTCAGAAGGGCTGAAAATAAGCGAGAAGAGGTGTGTAGGTTATTTGGTGGATTGTGGGAATGGGTTTAATGGTGAAAATTGATGGGAACTGGAAGGGGAATTGTGGGGAAAGTGAGGGGGTAGTGTTTTGTGGAAGCTGGGATGTAGGGGTAGGGGTCTGTCAGGGGGTATTTGGGGAAAACGAGATTGAAATTTTGGGCCGGATTATGTATATGGTATCCGCACCATGACGCACACCCCTCCCTCATATTTTTTTACATTTTGGTTGGTATAACTATCTGTAAATCAATCGTTTATTATGTTTCACTTACTATAAAAGTGAAACTTATTTTTAAGTGTATTTTCTACACTTAATCAATAATTTTTTACAAATATGTCAATTTGTCACTTTTTATGTCATTTTGTCATGTTTGTGTAGAATAGATCGGAAGAGCACACGTC